GGTGCTACAGCAACTGCTGTGCGTGATGCTGGTACAAACACAATTATAAGAGTAGATATTACTTCAGGTGGTTCAGGATACACTTATGCCAATGTAGCATTCACAGGTGGTGGTGGTGCGAATGCTGGTGCAACTGCAATTATTTCACCAAAAGGTGGACATGGTTCTGATGCTATAAAAGAATTAGGTGGATTCTATGTAATGATGAACGTAAGATTAGAATACAATGATGGATCTGGCGACTTCCCAGTTGACAATGATTATCGTCGTATCACATTAATACGTGATCCTTATAATTTTGGTTCTACAACTGTTGCTACTCTTTCAACAAGAACAGCATCTAAATCAATCGCTTATTCAGCATTAGCTGGTACATTATTAAATGATAGAAAAATCGTAGGTGGTACTTCAGGTGCAGTCGGAAGAATTACTAGCATTGATACAGCGAACACAACTATTAGATACATACAAACAAGCACAGATAATCCAACTGGTGTAGCATTTCAACCAGCTGAAACTGTGACGATGTATGCTGCTGATGGAACTACACCAACTGCTGTGACATTTACTTCTGGTGCTTTATCAAATCCAGAAATACAGCCAGACAGTGGTGATGTGATCTATGTTGAAAATCGTAGACCAATCAATCGTGCTATCGATCAAATCGAAGATATTAAAATTATCGTAGAAATGTAGAATTTAGTTTCTACTTTCTTAACAACTATATAAAGAAGCATGAGTATAAATTTTAACGTCACTCCATATTTTGATGACTTTAATGAGTCAAAACAATTCCTTCGTGTATTGTTTCGTCCAGGATATGCAGTACAAGCACGTGAATTAACTCAACTTCAAACAATCCTTCAAAATCAAATTAGTCGTTTTGGTGACCATGTCTTTAAAAACGGATCAATGGTTGTTCCAGGAGAAGTCAATTTTGATAATCAAGTACACTTTGCAAAACTAGAAGATCTATTTGGTAATACAAATGTCACATCTTATCTAACTCAATTCAGAGATAAAATAATTACAGGTCAAACATCAGGTGTTAAAGCTGTTGTGATTGATACATCTGAGTGCGGATGTATGGTTCCAGGAGATAGCAATGTTGCTACTCTTTATTTTAAAATGACTGATACTGCTTCTGATGGACAAACTAAAAGATTTATTCCAGGAGAAATAATTACTGCAACTGCAGCTGATAATACAACTGCAAATAATTATCGATTAACAGCAAATCAAGTATCTGATATTTCAGTGACTGTTAAAACATTCGGTGATACAGGTCAAGCTGCAACTGTTTATACTAATAGTCCAACAACTGACGTATTGGGTTATGGAACAGTTGTTGAAGTGAAAGAAGGAATATATTATATTGATGGATATTTTGTAAAAAATCCTGAATTACATTTATATGTTGGAAGATTTACAAATACTGTCACTGCTCGTGTAGGATTTGAAGTTATAGAAGAAGTAATTACACCAGAACAAGATGCTTCATTAAACGATAACGCACAAGGTTCAAATAACTTTGCTGCTCCAGGAGCACATAGATATAAAGTTTCAGTTAATTTAAAAAGACTTGCTTTAAACACAACAGATACAATTAAATTTATAGAATTATTACGTTTAAAAGATGGTCAATTATTACATAAAGTTGATAAAACTTCTTATGCTGAAATAGAAAAAACTTTTGCTCGAAGAACATTTGATGAATCTGGTTCTTACGAAGTAAATAAATTTAATCTTACATCTAGAGAACATTTAAACACTGGTACAAATGGTGGTGTGTTTCCTATTACCCCAGCAACTCCAGTTGCAGGAATTACATATGGAAGCAACGATAAAGTAGCAATCGCTGTTGATCCAGGAAAAGCATATATCGAAGGATATGAAGTTGAATCAGTTTCAACTAGATTTTTAAGTATAAACAAAGCAAGACCAATTAATAATGTTGAAAATGGACATATATCAAGATTAGATGATCAACCTATCGGAACAACTGTAGGAAATCACATATTAGTTTCATCAGTACAAGGTCTTCCACCAATAAGCACATTTGGAATAATATATCTTTGGGCTGGTATTGATAATCACATTACTCCACCAACAATCGGAACAACAACTAATATAAACAAAACTGGATTAATCGGAACTGCTAGAATTAAATCGTTTCAATTACATTCATCTTCTTATTCTTCTCCAACTTTTAAACTTGGTTTATTTGATCTTAAATTAGAATCAGGTTATAATTTTGAGAGAGATGTAAAATGGATAACTGATGTTGGTGCAACTAATCCAATTGGATTTTTCGCACAAGTAGATCAAACAACAACTCCAGTATCTTTAATCGGTACAGTATCAGGTACTTCTGGTGCTGCAACACTTACAGGTGTTGGTACAAGATTTCAAGATGAATTTAAAGTAGGAGATGCTGTAGTTCTTACAACATCAAATACATTTGTTGGATTTGTAGATGCAATAGCTTCTCCAACTTCATTAACAATTGATAGAAATTTTGCGGCAAATTACACAGGTGTGGTTTATGCTCGTGGCTCATCACCAATTTATAATCCTGAATTTCAATCATTAGTATTTAATACAGGAATTGAGAATACAAAAACTTTACGTGGTTTAGATTCAGCAACACTTCAAGATACTGTACTTTCTTCTACTCAAACTGTAAGACGTACAATAACTGCAACGTCAACTGCTGGTGGTGATTGGATTCACACATTAACAGAATCAACAGAATTTTTCTTAACTGATACAGATTTATCAAACTATACATTATTTGATAACGTAGCAAAAACAGTTGTAAATTTAACTTCTGCATCAATTTCTTTTGATAGTGAAGCAAATCGTAAAACTATCACAATTACTGGATTAACAGGTGCAAGAAGTTATACACTTTTAACAAGTATATTTCAAACTGGTGTAAGTGCTAGAGAAAAAATTAAAACAAAAACTTCATATACACAAACTATCACGACTGCATTAGCTGTAACAGGTAAATCTATTTTATTAGATCATGCTGATGTTTGTGAAATAGTTTCTGTGTTTATGACTCCAGGAAATTACAATTCATACAGTTCAGCTGGTGCAATTAATATAACTGACAGATTTACATTAGATTCAGGTCAAAGATTATCTCATTATCAAAAAGGTGCATTAGTATTAAGAGATGGTGTGGGAATACCAACAGGTGCTATACAAGTAGTTTATAGATATTTCGCTTACAGTGGTACAGGAAATTATTTCAGTGTTGATAGTTATTCATCTATACCTTATGAAGATATACCAGAATTTAAAATAACAAATCCTGATGGTACAACAACTACAATCCCATTACACGATGTTATTGATTATCGTCCAGTAATTTCTGGATTAAATACGTTTACACCAAATATACCAAAAATTGGTACAGATTTTAATACAAGTATTGCAAATTATTTACCACGATGGGATAAAATAATTTTAGACAGTGTTGGTAATTTTTCTATTCTTACAGGAGTACCAGCATTCGAACCAAAACAACCAGAAGATCCAAAAGAAGGATTAATTTTAGGAACAGTTTTCTTACCAGCTTATACTAAAAAAGCATCAGATGTACAAATATTTAAACGTGATAATCGTAGATACACAATGCGTGATATTGGTTTCCTTGAAAGACGTCTTTCAAATTTAGAATATTATACAAGTTTAAATTTATTAGAAAAAGAAACATCAACATTTAGTATTAAATCAGCTACAAGTGGTTTAGATAGATTTAAAAATGGATTTTTAGTAGATCAATTTACAGGTCATGGTGTAGGTAATGTTCAACATCCTGATTATCGTATTGCAGTTGATAGTGCAAAAAGAGAATTAAGACCAATGCACTTTACAGATGCTTTAGATATTATTGAAAACTTAGATTCTGGTCCGCAAAGAGCGAGTAGAGATTATCAAAGAACAAATGATTTAATTACATTACCATATACTGAATCATCATTTATTTTTAATCCAAATGCTTCAAGAACTATTGATGTAAATCCATATAAAATTGGTGCATTTAAAGGCGAGATTGAATTAACACCTGAAGGAGATTTCTGGAAAGAAACTGATAGAAGACCAGATCTGAATGTGAATGATGATAATGGATATGATGCTATAAGATTTTTAGGTGAAAGATTAGGTGTTACAGGATCTCAGTGGAACGAGTGGTCTTATAACTGGACTGGATCAACTGATCAAGTAAGAACATATGAAACTTGGAACGCAGGATTTGAAGAAACAATTACAACTCAAACAGGAACGCAATCACGTGAAGGAATTCAAACATCATTATCAGGAAGTGTAAATCAAATAAATTATGGCGATCGTGTTGTAGATATTTCTTATATACCTTTTATTCGTCCAAGAACTGTATCAGTTATTGCTAGAAATTTAAAACCAGATACTAAATTTTATGCATTTTTTGATGGTATAAGAGTAGACTCTTCTTATGTTAAACCAGCAGATGTATTTCGTTTAACAAAAGTTGCTGGTGCTGCAGATTTAAACTTTAATGTTCAACAAACTATTCAAACAGTTCTTTCTGATGATTTAGCAAGAACAGATTCTCAAGGTGTATTTCAACCAGCATTTTATTTCGGTGATATACTAAAAAATTCAGAACATACACCAGTTGTAATCCAAACAGTTAATCATATAACAAATGCACTTGGTGAAACATCATTTACATTAACAGTATCTTCTGCTACAGGAATTTCTCCTGGACATCACGTTCATTTATATAACTTTGATGCAGTAAGAGCAAATCCTGAAGTTGTTTCAACTATAATTGAAAATAATTTTACTTCAACTATTACTACTTTTGGAAACAATCATTCAAAACAATTAAATTTAAAAATATTTAAAGTTATAGCAGTAGCTGGAACTACAATAACATTAGCAAAAATTGATGGTTCATTAATTGAACCATTTGATTCTTATACAACTGCAGTATATCCAGCAGGAGATGGTGCTAGATTACAAAGATTACAAGCAAGTGGTATTGCTAATTTTGAAGGACCACAAACATCGGCAACTATTCGAAATATTTCAATAATTAATATTAAAAATGGATTTGCTATTGGTGATGTATTAACTGGAGAAGTTGATATAGGATCTGGTGCTAAGAATCGTGTAACAATAACTGCAATTAATAATGGAACAGATTCTTCAATCGCTCCTACAATGAAATCAGTAGGAGATACAATTCGTACTGACTCTAATGGTTCAGTTTGCTGTGTATTTAATATACCAGAAAATGTGTTTAGAACAGGAGAAAGAACATTTAAATTAATCGATAATATTTCAAATAATGATGCTGATTTTGATTCGAAAGGATCTGCTTCTTATATTGCATCTGGTACAACTTTAAGTAAAGAAAGAACTATTGTAAACTCAAGAGATGTAAGATATGTACAAGATAGAATATATGAAGAAATTCCAGCAAGACGTACAACTACAACTACTCGATTACTTTACACAATTCAACGTGGTCATGATCCTGTAGCACAAACATTTGTCGTGTCATCAAAAGGTGGGGCTTTCGTTTCCTCAGTAGATTTATATTTTGAAGAAGCAGGAGCAAGACCTATTATTGTTGAATTAAGAGTGACTAATAATGGTGTACCATCTTCACGTGTAGTTCCATTTACAACTGTGACAAAATCTCCTTCTGAGATTAATACATCAACAAATGGTTCAGCTGCAACTAACTTTAAATTTTTAGCACCTGTATATTTACAAGATAATGAAACTTATGCTATCGTAGTAAGAACAGACGAGCCAGGAGCAAAAATATTTATTTCTGAATTAGGAGAATCTGATTTAATTACTACAAACATTATTACTCAACAACCATTAACTGGATCTTTATATCTATCACAAAATTCACAAGAATATAAAATTAATCCTTTATTGGATATGAAATTTAAATTATATTCTTGTACATTTGATACAAGTGTTGTTGCTGATGTTGAATTAAAAGCTAATCCACCAATTACATATACATTAGATGAAAATCCTTTTGAATTTACTCCATCAACACCACATGTAAGAGTAAGAGCAAGAAATCATGGATTTAATTTCAATGATGTTGCAATTATATCAGGTGTTGCTCCAGGACTTTATGGTGCAACTTCACCAAATGGTGCACCACATACATTATTAAATGGATCTCATTTAGTATTAGCTGAAGGATTAACAAAAGATTCTTTCATGATACAATTACAAACTACTGATGCAAATGGTGTAAATTTATTAACAGGATCAACTGCTAACTTTGTAAAATCAAATGTTGGTGGAACAAATGTTTTATGTTCTCGTCAATTAAATGTAGATGCCATTTATTTAAAAACTAACGATTTAATTTTTACAGACACAAGTATAAATTATTTTGTTTCTGCTTCAGATGCTGCTGGTACACCTACTGATTTCTTACCAATAGTTGCGAATGAAAACTATTATTTTACGAATAGAAAAGTAATTAAATCTTATGAGAACCAAGTATTACTTTCAACGTCTCCTTTATTAAAGAGACCAAGTTTAAAAATACGTGCTCAATTAAGATCAAATAATCCAAACATATCACCTGTGATTGATTTACAAAAAGCATCAATTTATGCTATTTCAAATTCAATAGATAATAAAACTGGTTCTAATTTAAATGTTTCTGGTGTTGATAATCGAAATATATTAGTTAATAACACAATTGTAGATTCAGATACTTTTATTACAGGAACAGGAACAATAACTACAAGCACAGCATCTACTACAGTGACTGGTGTTGGCACATCATTTACAACTGAAGCAAGAGTTGGGGATACACTTCGAGTAGGAGATACTGCAATTGGTGTAATTGATACAATTACAAACGCAACTACAATCGTATTAACTGCAAATGCTCTTGCAACAAATGCAGTTGGTGTTGCTTACAAAATAGTTGCAAGATCAGTAGTTCAATTATCTCATAATGCTTCAGGAAATGGTCAGTTAGTGACTTGGATTGATGCTGCTGATAATTTATTAGCTAATACGCAAATTGGAGCAGAATTAATTTTAACAGGAATTTACGCAAATAAATTAGACGGAACATATGAAATAGCAAATGTAGCTGAGGAATTTAGTTTAGATAGATTTGCAGGTTCAGCAGATGGAAATAAAGTGACAATTACACTAGATAGACCATTTGTAAATATTCCTACAACAAACACTATGTTCCTTGATGTAGTAAATGACTTTTTAGAATTTAATTTAGATGGTGTTCAAACTTCTCTTACAAATAGCACTTCTATTACATCAACTGCAGATAATACATCAAAAATTTCAGCAGGTGATATTATTGTATCAACAACGCTTTATGATGTAGTGACACCAGATGGTGGAACAGCACAAAGATTAGAGAAAAAAGTAGTTGGAACAGTGACTGCTGTTGCTGCTGGGTCAATTACACTTTCAGCAAATGCTACAGTAGCAATTAGTGGTGTTGTTATGGCTGTAAGAAAACCATTAGCTTCTTGGAAAATACAACAGTACGATGCTTTTGTTGATGACTATGCTCCAACTGGATCTACAAATTTAGCTAACTATATAACTCGTACATTAGCATTAACAAATCCAGCAAATAATATTAAAGTTATATTTGATGCAAATATACCAAACGATACAGATTTAACTCTTTATTATCGTGCTTGGAACGATGAAGTAAATTTAAATACGTTAAAATTTAATTCAATAACTTTACCTATTACATCAAAAGACTCATTAGATGTGTTTAGAGAAAGAATTGCTACATTAGAGAATATTGCTGCATTTAAAAACTTACAGGTTAAGTTAGTATTTAAATCAACAAATCCTGTTTATGTACCAAAAGTTAAAAATTTAAGAGTAATTGCTTATAGTTAATATATGAAATTTGTTAAAGTGAAAGATCATCCTAATTTAAAAAGGGATATTCATACACAAGCAGTAATTAACACATCTAATTCTGAATACGAAGAATATAAAAAAATACAAGAGAATGCAAGTCTTCGTTCAAGAATAATAGAGAATGAAATAAATAGTCTTAAGAATGATATATCAGAAATTAAGAATATTTTAAAACAAATAGTACAAGGAAAATAAACAATGGCAAAACAAGCAGTTGTAAATACTGTATCTCAGGCGAATACGTTCGATCAATGGCGTGTTCAAACGAATGAAGTAATTACAAAAACTAATAACCAAGAAGATTACATTGGTGATTTAGCATTACTTGATAATGCACAACCAGATTTAGTTTCTGGTATAAATGAAGCACGTGGATTTTCTTTGGCTATAACAATCGCACTAGGATAATAGAATGGCAAATGTATTTACAAATGGTCTAGCAAGAGACGTAGGAACTTCGCCTGCAACTATATACACAACACCTGTGAGTAAAAAAAGTATCGTAATTGAACTAGATGTATGCAATAAAATAAATGCAGCTATTCAAGTTGATGCTTATATAACTTCATCAGGGTCAGATTTTTATCTTGTTAAAAATGCTCCAGTTCCAGCAGGTGGAACTTTGCAGCTTATATCAGGACAAAAAATAGTATTAAAAGCAAACGAAGTTTTAAAAGTAGTTTCAAACACAGCTACATCAGTTGATGTTGTGGCAAGTGTTTTAGAAGACGTATAATAAACTAAGAAAATAAAAAATGGCTTATATTGGTTCATCAGCAGTATCACCACTTACAACTCAAATTCGTCCAAGAGATGAATTTGTTGGAAATGGTACACAAAGAGAATATGTTCTTTCACAGGAAGTTCCTGGAGGATTTGAAAGTAATGTTCTTGCTTTTGTTGACAACGTTCCTCAAGAACCAATTAGTGCTTATACTATTAAAGATATTCAAAGATTAACTCTTTCAAATGCTAGTACAAATAGTGTTAAAAATGTTACAATTGCAAAACCAACTGGAAGTATATACACAGGGGTTGTAGATTATTCTTTATCTGGAAATGTATATCAATCAGTTAATGCATTATTAAATGGAACTGGTTCATTTACAGGAAGATCTGCAAACACCTTTAGATTAGAACAACGTTTAATTTCAAATAATAATTTAATTGCTTCTATCACTTTAAATAAAACAGATTCACTTACTCAACCAAATCCTTTTGTTGGTATAACTGTATCTGGTACATTTTTAAATAATGGAATCACTGAATATGTAATAATTTATGATGTCACTGCAAATGATTATTTGGCTTTAACACCAAGTGGATTAACTCCGAGAGCAAATACTGGAGCAATATTATCAGATGACAAATATTTTACAGTATTTTCTCATTCTACTGAAATAGAAGCACCTAAAATTTCTGATCTAATAACACAAACTGGTTCTAATGCAACTGGAATAGTTGCAAATGCTACATCAAGTTATATAGATGTAATTCAAACCTCTACTGCAAATTTTGTCACAGTAGGGAATGGTGGACAATCTATTTCTTATAAAGAACCAAAATCAGTAAATTATTTAAATGATACAATCACATATGAAAACGTTATAGCTGGAACATTTTCTATAACTGCAGCTTCAACTTTAAAATTTAAAGCATTACAATTTACAGGTTATCCAAAATTAGGACAAAAAATTTTAATTAACCACATGGGTGGAAGTAATTATCAAATAAATCCTACAGCTGGAAGTGTCACAGATTTAGCTTTATCAGATAATTTAAAAACTTTTACAGTTGATAAATTTACAGCTACACAAGGTCAACAAACATTTACATTATCAAAAGTGCCTGTAAGTGTTCAGAGTATTTTAGTGACTCTGAATGGAGTAGTACAAACTGACACAACAGGATACACTTTACAAAATGGGAATGAGTTAGTGACTCAATCTCCATTAAATGCTGGAGTAAATGTAAATGTACTTCATTTAGGATTTAGCACAGTTTCAAGAAATTCTTTTACAGATGGTTCTATAACTGCGTCTGCTCTTCAAGATTTAACAATAACTGGAACTAAAATAGCTAATTCAACAATTACAAGTTCAAAACTTGCTGCTGGTGCAGCGATTGCAAATATTGGATATACACCACATAATCCAACATCTGGTAGTACTCAATCATATTCTTCTGCAGTCACTTTTAATGGCGTAATTAATACTAATGGAAATATAGTATTTCCTGGATCGGCAAATCCAAGTGTAGACGCAAATACACTTGATGAATATAGAGAGGGTGACTTTTCACCTACACTTGTTCCAGCTACGATTGGTGGAACACCAATAGTGCTTTCAACAACAGCAGGAAAATTTATTAAAATTGGAAGATTAGTTCATATAAGTATTCGTATGGTTATATCTTCGTTAGGAGTAGGAAATTCTGGTTCTATTAAGATTGGTAGCTTACCATTTCTAATAAATAATAGTGGTAATATAATAGATGAATATTCGCCTATTTTAACTACAAATACCACTGGTATGACAAATCCATATGTCACTACAATACCAAATACATTAACGTTGCAAATTACTACTGATGGTTCAACTGATGCAACAGTTGCAAATTTAACAGGTACAAGTACGTTATTAATTAATTTAACGTATATGGCAAACGTATAAAAATACTAAATAAGGGAAGTAAAATGCCTATTAGCAAAATTCTTTCGAACTCGATTCAAGACGACCTTAAATTTAGAGGAAAAGGTACAGGCTTAGTAGCAGATACAAGCGATAATCGTTCGAATACTCCAACTACAGGAGATATGAGATTTAATACCACTGTGGGCAAATACGAACTTTATAATGGAGCAAAATGGCAAACTGTTGATCCAAGTGAAATTTCAATGGCAATGTCAATCGCTCTTGGTGGATAACCAATTATTTTCATATTATGAGATTTAAATCGAGTGATGAATGGGATTGGGAAATAGTTTTTAGTAATCGTAAAGATAATTTAGTCCTTCAAAAAGCAACAGGTTTTAAAGATAAAGAAGGATGGATTGGTATTCCAAACATAGAACTATGTACTCTCACAGTTTTAAAAGAGGGATTAGTTTCAATTCGTGATTGGGACACAAAACAAGATTTAGGAGTAATGGGACCAAACTTTAGATTCCATTATTCTAATATTATGAAAGGATATGGTGATCGAAAAGATTATTTCGGTAATTCACTTCCTTCAGATGAAGAAATACTCAAAACAGCGAGTAAATCTCACGTAAGATTAAAGACTGTATCTGAAAAAAGTATATTTTATTGTGTTTCAGATCCACTCGATAAAGTAATATGGGATGGTTATTCAAATATATTGAATAATACACCAGAAATTTTTAAAATAAACAAAAATACATCTTTTTATAGATTTATCTCATTAGATGATAATATAAATATAGATGGTAAAACAATTGAAAAATATCGTCCTATTGGTTTGGACATCTATGATAAGAATATAACCTTTACTGGAAAAGGTATGTACTTAATTATAGCACCTATTGGTATATACAATAAGAGTGATAATTTAAACCCACGATATGTAATAACTGATAATTAAATCCTAAAGGAAACACGCAATGGCAAAAAAACTCTTCTTAGCATCTGATATTGATGTAGCTCAAAATGCAGTATTACTCGATGGTAATATACCAATCGAAAGACTTTTATTAATCACAAACGTCACAGCTGGCGCAAATAAAATTGTTTATAACTTTGCAGATAGCACTTTAGGTGCAACTTCATGCGCATACATACCAGCATTAAATCAAACTAGATTAGTTCTTGCTGTAAATTTTGCAACTGCAGCTGCTGGTCCTATTACAGCTGATTCTAAATTACAAATTTTTATAGAAGAAGAGTTCTCAAGAGTTGGATTCGAAGAAGCCATGATCGATCCAGTGAACAAATTACGTGTATCAAATCCAGAAAACTTAATCGATACAGACTTTGAATATGGTTCTCAGTCAACAAAATGGGAAACACTTCAAACAGTTTTAAATATTCCTACAATTTATTCATCTTCAGGAGATTTGACTCTTGAAGGATTAGTTTCAATTAATACAACAACAAATTCAAAACAAGTAAGATGTGTATTTACACTTCCTCACAATCAAATAGTAGGAAATGCTATTCAAGTCACAGGTGTTAGCAATATCACTTGCGAAGGAGCATTCTTAGTCACAGGTGTTGTTAATTCAACAGAATTTTTCTACGAAATAGATCAAACTGCAATTGCAACAGAAAACGTTGCTGGTTCATATACTTCAGTTATTCCTGCTAAATTCTTTGAAGGATCAAATTTAATTTTAGATTTAAATGCAAGAGATGCATCAGATAATCCAGTTGCTCCTATTCAAACAAATGGCGCAAGTCCTTCAACACTATCTGTAAGAACACTAGAGCCACATGGTCTTAAAATTGGAACAAAAATTTATTTAAGACAAACAATTGGTCCTAAAGAATTAACTATCACAGATCCAACATTAACTGCACCAGATGGTCGTCCTTACATAGATTCATCTCCAACTATTACTATTACAAACAACGTAGATGGAACTTCTTCTACTGGATCAGCAGATCTTCAATACGATCGTCCAGTTGTTACATGGGATTGGCAAACTACTTATGGTAAATATTTACAAACTTCAGATATTAACGCAGCTGCAGATGAAATCACTTGGAATAGCCACGGATTAACTGCGAATGCAGCATTACTTTTTAACGATCCAGTTCGTGGCGACGACACAACTGCTACAACAAATGGTGGAATGACTGATGGAACAGTTTATTATGCTTCTATCGTAGACGCTAACACAATTAAATTAGCAACTGATTATGGTACACTTGCAAGTTTTGTAAATCTTACAGCAATATCTACAACAAGAGGTTATCCTAGATTACAATTAGTTTATAAGGTTGAGGGTAGAAGTGATTCTACAAGATATACTGCTTTCTTCTCAAGAAACGTGACTACAGGTGCTACAGGAAATTATGATGTAGGTTATATCAATAATACAAACACAAACTCATTTACATGGAACGTACAATCTATAATGGGAGCATCTCGTGTTCCAACTCGAGGAATAATTAATCAATTATATTTTGAAGGTGCAAACACTGCAGGAAGTCCAATTAATATCACTTACATAGCAAGAAATTATTTAAATCTTGGTAGTGGTAATATTAGTTATTCTCTTGGTGCTAAAGGTGCATCTCCTGGAAATGAATTCCCTAATACAGATGTAACAAGATGTTTTTATGTTTCAGGTGGAAGTTATTTCATAGATATTCAATATCAATTTGGTGCGATTAACAGAGATAAATTTGGTAATCCTACTTCAAACTATCGTCACATTTATTATATAGTAATAGATCACGTACCAACTTCTTTAAATACAGCACATTCAGGAGCAGATTTAGCTGGAGGACAATTTGGAAAAGGATCACGTGCAGGAAATAGAATTATACGATTCCAAGGTCGAGTTCCGAATGGATCTTCTACAAATGGTTCATCAGATGGTTTTACATTCCAAGCAAATACAAGAAATAATGGAAGATATGGAACTTCAAATCCTCCATACAATTATCAAGTCAGTGATACAACTACACTTGGAAGTTTTATTGTTAATTATCCAGAAACTGGAAATTCAGATTATGCTGCTGGCTCTGAAATATATTACAGTTTCGCTGATGATTTAACTGCTTTAAAAAATACATTTTATATTCCAAGTCATGGAATCACAAATAATGAAACTTGTACAATTTCAATTACTGGTGCTGGATATTCTACAACAAATAGATTCGCATTCGTAAACTCTTCAGCAACAGTTGTTCCTTATACTGTTTCTGAATTTTCTGTGACTGCAAACGTTGTAAACGCAAACTATTTAAGATTTACATCTAAAACTACACCATTTACAAATGATATAGCTTCTTTCCCAGCAGCTTTCAGTGTTGCAAATAACAGAGTAAACACTCTTTATAATACAGTTTATATTCAAAACCACAAAATATCAGGACAAACAACTGCAACTTATACAACTGCAGGAACACCGATTGGTGGATTAACAAGTGGCACAAACTATTCTCTTCAATTCGTAAACGATTCTCGTTTAATAATTAAAGCTGCGAATACTAGTGGTTCTGGTACTGCTACAACTGCATCTTTTGGAAGTACAAGCACTGCATTAAACCAAGTGTTTACTGTAAACATTGAAACTCCATTAGGAACAGCACCGACTCAATGTACTGTGACAATGATACAACATAGAGGAAGATTATCAACATCAAATCGTTTCTTAAGAACAAGATTTGCTGATAATATAGTATATAACATTGGTGCAGTGAACGGACAAGATTCAAGCATTTTCCAAAATGAACCAACATGGATTCCAAAAGATGTTTCATCATTCTTAACTGGTTCTCCAGTTGGTGTGACTGTGACTGTTTCTCCAACATCAGGTGTAAACGCTGCTGTTCCAGGAATGACAAACTGGTGGGAACTTAGACTTGTTGTATCAGCTACAGTAGGAACAATTCTTCTTACTTCATCAGGTTCAGGTGTTCAAACATTTAATGTTCTTTCTCAAGATGGTGCGTATGATGGTATCTATACAATAGCTACTACACCAACTTCTGAGTCATTTACAGTAAATGCTCCATTTAAAATTCCAGCAAGAACATATTCTTTTGATTCTCGTTCTGATGCGAATAGTGGTGCTGTCAATTCAACAAATGATACAATTGTTTTAGGAACACTAAGTACTCCTTACAATCCTACAAACTTCTATCCAGGAGAATTAGTATCATACGTTCCAGGAGCAGGAAACACTGATATAGTTGCAGCTGCTGGAGTAGATAACACTTATCTTTACGCAATCCCTGTATCTGAGATAGCAATTTCTTTAGCTAACTCTTATGTTTCAGCGATTGGTGGACAAGTGTTACAATTAACACCAACAGGAACTGCTCAAACTCAGTCTATTCAAACAACAAACGTTTTGAAAACAACTAAACAAACAGGATCAGTAAGTGGAACACAAAATGCAAGAACAATTATTGGTTCTGGTACAAGATTCTTAAGCAAATTCAAAAGATTTGATTCAATTTTCATTTATATTGGAGCTAGACTTTATGAATTTATTATTGATCGTGTTGTTTCTGACACAGAAATGTCGATAGATCCAGCACTTGCAGGATTCCCATCTACATTTACGACTGCAAACTATGCTACAATTAGTTCTGTAAATTTACGTCCAGATGGTTTCTCTTTACATAAATCATTTGACGGAGGTATTGATATAACAGCAGGAACTTCACCAAACAGTAAGATTGTTCGTCAATCACGTAAATACTTTAGATATCAATCTGGTAAAGGTATTCAAAACTCATTTGCGATTAACTTTTCGCCTTTGAAAACTTTACAAAAGCTTGAGTATATAAACATTGGTGGTGCTACTCCAAATGCTATAAGAGCAACATGTCAAGAACCACATAATTTATCTGTAGGAAACGTAGTAATTATAGATAAAGCTATTGTGACAACTGGAAATAACGTTTATAACGGAACATTCCCAGTTCATTCAGTACAAGATATAAACACATTTACATATCTTGTTGGTGCTATACCACAACAACAAAGTGCTGCAGGATTCCCAGAATATGGTAGAGATTCTTGGTCTCAATCAGCTATTCGTGCAGGTATGTTTGATGATGCGAATGGTTTCTTCTTTGAATATGATGGTCAAAAACTATATGTTGTAAGAAGATCTAGCACACTTCAATTATCAGGAAACGTTGCTGCGACTAAAAATTCTCAAGTGATAACTGGTAATAATACTTCATTCCAAACACAATTAGTTGTTGGAGATCATGTACAGATAAGAGGTCAAATATATCGTGTTATCGCAATTGACTCTGATTCTCGTATGGTTGTTCAACCTCCTTATCGTGGAATTACAGCTACTGGAATCAAAGCGACAATTCGCGAAGATGTAAAAGTAGAACAAGCTAATTGGAATATTGATCCATGTGACGGAACTGGTCCGAATGGATATATTTTTGATATTCATAAAATTCAAATGTGTTATGCTGACTATTCTTGGTATGGTGCTGGTAAAATAAGATTTGGTACAAAAGACGCCAAAGGTCATATTCATTACCACCATGAATTTATACACAATAACAAATTAAATGAGTCATATTTACGTTCAGGAAACTTACCTGCAAGATATGAAATTGAAAACGGAGATGCTCCGACATCAGCTCCTACATTATTCCACTTTGGTACATCTGTTATTATGGATGGTACGTTTGATGATGACGATGCTTACTTATTTACAGCACAGTCAAAACCTTTCGTGTTCGCACTTGGATTAACTCAAACTGTAACATCATCAGCAGCAAGTCAATTCAATGAAATTACATTAAACTCACGTCGTGTGTTTGTGTATTCTTTCCAATGTGCTGAAGCAGATGCTAATAAAGCGATTGTGGGACAATTAATTAAAGATGCGACTGGTAATATACCAGATGGTACTTATGTTTCTCAGGTTCAAAAAGCTGGAGCAAGTTCACGTATATTTACTTCTTTCCCTGCAACAACATCAGTTCCAAACAATCCAGAAATACCAACTAGCACAAGCTTTACAATTGGTGAAAACGCATTCGGAAATGGAGCAGTTGACTTAACACGTCCTATTCCTCTTATTTCGATTCGTTTAGCACCTGCAGTTGACTCTGGTATAACTGGTGCAGTAGGTGAACGAGAAATTATAAATCGTATGCAAATGAAATTAGACTCAGGTGCTGTCACTACGAATAAATCATTGAACGTGTTTTTCATTCTAAATGGAAACCCATCTAAATTGACTTTTGAAAAAACTCAATCTCCATCTTTATCTAACGCAATATCTCATGATACAGGTGACATTATTAAAGATGGAACTGTTATTTTCTCATCTCAAGCTTCAGCTGGTTCAACTAACTTTGTACTTAGTGGGTTAATTGATATGGGTAATTCGATTTTAGGTGGTGACTCAGTTTATCCTAATGGTCCTGACTTATTAACTATTGCGATTCAACCTACGGATACTTCAACGATTACACAAGCTTCACCATTAATCGTGACAGGAAAATTATCTTGGTCTGAATCTCAAGCTTAAAAGGAAAGAAACAATCCTATGGCTTACTTGGGTAGAGATCCAATACATGGTAATTCTGAAATACAAGTGTTTGCTCCGAATGGAAGTTCGACAACATTTGCTTTAGATTTTCCAATTGGTTCAGCAGGAAGCATTCTTTTAATTAAGAATGGCTTAATTCAAAAACCAAGTACAGATTACACAATTATAAATGGGGGTAGTGCTATTTCTATAGCAGGTGCTCCCATTTTAGCAGGTGTTAGTCTATTTGCAATTTATCTTTCAACACAATATCTTCAAAATACAATCCCTGACAATTCAATCAGTGCTGATAAACTTTCATCTTCATTAAGAGGTAAATTTCCTAGTGATGTTATAGTTCCAGCAGTTGGTTCAACAACACTTACTTATGGTGTTGGTAAATTTTTTATTTTAGGGAATGATCTTAATTATAGTTTAACATTACCAGCTTCTCCTGCGATTGGAGATATGTTTTGGTTAAATAGACCAGCAGGATCAACTGTTGGTGCAATCACTGTGACTATTAATACAAATAATCAAAATCTTTCAACAGGACAAGGCACTATAACAGTACAAAATAGTGCTACTGCAACTATTACTATGACAGGACAGTCAGCATTTACAGAAAATGATAGAAAAACACGTTGGTTTGTGTTTTTAGGAGTAATTGGTGGTACAGATTTTGGTTGGTTTGAGTATAAAATTAATGCTTTTTAATTTTTAGTTTTAATAAATAGGTATAAGAAATGGCACAAATAACAGATTTTTTTATAGATCAAGGATCAGATTGGTCTGCTATTTTAACATTCAATAATACTGATGGAACACCAAGAGATTTTACAAATTGTACAGTTTCTGGGCAAATGCGAAAAGGTTATGGTTCAACGTCTTATACTGCTATAACTACTACATTTGTTGCTCCAAATACAAGTGGAAAAATTAAACTTGCATTAGGAAATGCAACTTCGTCAGCGATGAAAGCTGGAAGATATGTGTATGATGTTGAATTGACAGATTCATTCAGCTTAAAAAGTAGATTAGTTGAAGGAATTATAACAATAACACCAGAGGTCACAAGATAAATGGCTGATACATTAACAGTAAATGTAGACTCACAAGGTAGTACGATTAGTCCGAGTAATACTACTCTGACAACTTCAACTACAACAGATGGTGGTGGTTCAACAATTACAACAATAGGAATTCAAGGAACGAGTGGTGCTGCAGTACCACTTTCTGAAAACGTGCAAGTTGATATAGTATCAGAGGGATTAAATAATGGTTCATTATTAGTTTATAAAACAAATACTTCGAAATGGACAGCAACTAAAACATTAAATCTACAAACAGTAGACAGTGGGGAATTTTAATAGGAGAAAAAAATGGCATCAATTATAAGAATTAAACGTTCGACGACAGCAGGTAATCCCGCAACACTTGCAGCAGGAGAACTTGCATATTCAGGTCTTACAAATAACGACTCCAATGGTGGTGATCGTCTCTATCTAGGACTTGGTACAGAAACAAACGGAAATGCTGCGAGTCACTTAGTTATAGGTGGAAAGTATTTTACAGATTTATTAGACCACACTCGTGGTACACTAACTGCATCTTCAGCAATTATTACAGATGCAAACAGCACAATTGATAACTTAAAAGTAGATAATCTAGATCTAAATGGAAATACAATATCTTCTACAGATGCCAATGGAAATATTGTACTTGATCCAAATGGAACTGGTTATGTATCTATTCTTGGTACAAATGGAGTTGTAATTCCAGTTGGTACTACAGGTCAAAGAGCACCAGCTATACAAGGTGCAATACGTTATAATACAGACACATCTGCTTTTGAGGGATATTCAGGATCAACTTGGGGATCACTTGGTGGTGTAAAATCAGTTGATGGTTTAACATACATTTCAGCTGAGAGTACTCCAGGAGCTTCAAATGACACACTTTCTTTTGTCACTGATGGTGCTGAGAGAATGTCTCTTGATACTGACAGTTTAGATGTTGCAAGCACAATTTTAACAACAAATATTAATTCAACTTTAACTTCAACATCAATTACAACTGGAGCATTAGTTGTTGATGGTGGTGTTGGTATTGCTGAAAATTTAAATGTTGGTGGTGTTATTAATATTGACAATTTAAGATTAGATACAAATACATTATCATCTACAAATTCAAATGGAGACATTACTATTGAACCAAATGGAACAGGTAATGTTAATCTTAATACAGATACAGTAAGAATTGGTGATATAAATGCAGACGCTACAATTACAACAAATGGTTCTGGTGATTTAATTTTAAATACAAATTCAGGAACAAATTCTAGTTCAATCACAATTGCTGATAATACTAATGGAGATATTTCAATTACTCCAAATGGAACTGGAAAAACAATTATCGGAAATATTCACACAGATTCAAGTACATCTCTTGCTGAATTTATTTACGACACAGTTGGTGGTGCAGTCACTTCAGGAACTGGTATTACTGTTACAAATAGTGATGTAGGAAATAGTTCTACAATCAATATTACAAATACAACTGTCACTGCTGGTTCTTATGGTTCAACTACAGCAATCCCTACATTTACTGTAAATGCACAAGGACAATTAACTGCTGCTGGAACAGAAAATATTTCAACTACATTAAATATTGCAGGTGATACAGGAACAGATGCGATTGCTCATTTAACAGATACATTAACGTTTAGTGGTGGTGAAGGAATTGATACTACTGTCACAAATAATGTATTAACAATTGCAGCTGAAGATGCTTCTACATCTAACAAGGGTGTGGCTTCTTTCAATACTGACAATTTTACAGTTAGTTCTGGCGCAGTTTCTACAAAAAATATTACATTAGGTTCTACAGTTTTAACAAATGGTTCAACTACAAACACATTAGCTGGTGTTCTACAATTAGATGTTGATAACATAAGAATTGATGGAAACACAATTAGTGCTACAGATGTAAATGGTGGAATTACACTTGCTCCGAATGGAACAGGTCATATTTCTGCAAACTTTAGAAGAATTGAAAACATTGATGCACCAGTAAATGCACAAGATGCTGCGAATAAAGCATACGTAGATGCAGTTGCTGAAGGACTTCACGTTCATGCATCAGTAAAAGCTGCTACAACAACTACACTTGAAACACATTCTGGTGGAACAGCAACTTACGATAATGGAACAAATGGTGATGGAGCAACAATTACTCTTTCGACAGGAATTAGTATATTAGATGGATACTCATTAGTAAATGGCGATCGTATATTGGTTAAAAACCAAGCGAATGCTGCTCATAATGGTATCTATGTTCGTACATCTTCAACAGTACTTACACGTGCTTCTGACTTTAATACAATATCTGAAGTTGCGAGTGGAGACTTTTTATTTGTAGCATATGGTACAACAAATGGAAAAACTGGTTGGGTACAAACAATTCAGATGGTCACATTTGGTTCTACGAATATTGTATTTGAACAATTTTCTGGAGCAGGAACTTATACAGCTGGTCAAGGATTAGCATTAACAGGAACAACATTTGATATCGTTTTACAAACAAATGGTGGTTTAGAAATAGTTTCTGACGAATTAGGATTAAAATCTACAACTGCAGGAAACGGATTAACATTTAGTAATGGTGTTTTAGCAGTAGGTGGAACATCTGATCGTATTTCAGTTGGTGCAGATTCAATTGATATTGCTTCAACTTATGTTGGACAAAATTCAATCACAACATTAGGAACAATTTCAAGTGGAACATGGCAAGGTAGTACAGTTGGTACAGTTTATGGTGGTACAGGAAATTCATCATATTCAGTAGGCGACATATTAGTTGGTGCTGCAGCAAATGCTCTAAATAAATTATCACTTGGTACAAGTGGACAAGTATTACAATCAAATGGAACGACTTTAGTGTATGGTGATGTGGACGGAGGATCATACGCATAATTGATATAATATCTTAGATTATATAATCTACTAACAAATAGGAGACAAGTATGGCTAAGAAGAAAAAACAAACTGTTTCAGATATTATTGATAGAATTGAAGAAGATTTGATGACTCTTCGTGATAAAGTTGAAGAACTTGAAAATCACGAATGTTGCGAAGAGGAGGACGAAGATGACTCAGAAGAAGATACCGACTGGGATGAAGATTCGGACTCTGATAGCTTTGAGGAAGATGAAGAATAAACAAAATCAAAATAAAAAAAAGAAAAAATAGGAAATAACTGATGGCGACAATAATTAAATTAAAAGGTTCAGCAGTACCGAATCTTGCGCCATCAGTTAATGATTTAAGTTATAAAGAAGTTGCGTTAAATTACGCAGACGGAAGATTGTATTATAAGAATGCTGCAGGACAAATAGCATATTTTAGTGCTGGTGCTACAGCAGGTGGTCAAGAAGGACAAGATGACGATCTATTTAATCAATTAGCGTTTGCAATTAAATTTGGTGCATTCCCTTTAGCTGATTATGGTAATATAACTGACCCAACAAGTGATGCCTTTGGTCAAGTAGTTTTATTTACTTATGACAATATGGCAACAGAGGGATTAAGAATTATTGACAACGAAGGATTAGTATAAAATGCCAACACAATTACAATTACGAAGAGGAACAACAGCTCAACACTCATCTTTCACAGGTGTAGTTGGTGAAGTCACAATTAATACATCAAAGAAAACAGCAGTCGTACATGACGGATCAACAGCAGGTGGTCTTGAATTACTTCGTGCTGATATGTCAAACGTATTCGCTTCAGCAACTCCAACATTCACTTCTTTAAATACATCAGGTGACGTATCTGTAGGTGGTAATTTAACTGTCACTGGTACAACTACATTTAATGGTGGCACTATCACTATGGGTGATGCTGACACTGATAATGTTGTATTTGGCGCAGATGTAAATTCAAATATATTACCAAATACTGATAACACATACGCATTAGGTAGTTCAGCTAAAAAATGGTCAGATGTTAGATCAGTTTTATTAACTACAACAAGTGATGCTACAATCGGTGGTGATGTAGCTATTAATGGTGGCGATCTAACAACTTCTCAAACAACTTTCAATTTATTAAATACAACAGCAACTACTCTAAACATAGGTGGTTCTTCTACAGCAACTGCAATTGGTTCAAATAGTGGAACTACTACTATTAAAGCAGATTTAACAGTTGATGGTGATGTTCAAGTCAAAGGTGGTGATTTAACTACTAACCAAACTACATTTAATTTATTAAATACAACAGCAACTACTCTAAACATGGGTGGTGCTGCTACATCTTTAAATCTTGGTGCTAATTCTGGTACAACAACAGTAAATAATAATTTAACAGTCACAGGAAATTTAACTGTAAATGGTACAACGACAACTGTTAATTCTACAACTTTAACTGTAGATGATAAAAATATAGAATTAGCTTCAGTTGCTTCTCCTACAGATATTACAGCCGATGGTGCTGGTATTACAATTAAAGGTGCAACAGATAAAACATTTAATTGGGTAGATGCTACAGATGCATTTACTTCATCAGAACATTTAGCACTTGCTTCAGGAAAAAATTTATACTTAAATGGATCAACATCTGGAACAACTACACTTACTCCTTCAGCTACTGCTTCAGGAACTTTAACACTTCCAGCTGCAACTGATACATTAGTTGGTAAAGCTACAACAGATACTTTAACAAATAAATCAGTTTCATTAACTACTAATACCATTACTGGTACATTAGCAGAATTCAATACTGCATTATCAGATGATAATTTCGTTTCATTAACTGGAACAGAAACATTAACAAATAAGACATTAACATCTCCTAGAATTAGTTCGATTGTATCAGCTACAACAGTAAATTATAGTTCAGCTGGAGGAGATTGGACATCTAACTCCTTCTACGTAGAACCAGAACAAAATCAAATTAGCATAAACACAAATCTTGCTGAACCAAATTTTTCTAATTATCTTGCTGCCACTACAGCAGGAACTGTGTTCGTTGTCACATATAATAATAGCACGACAGCTACCTTAACACAAAGTGGAAGTTCAAGTTTTTTTGGAGCACAACTGAATATTCCAGTGACAGGAGCAACAGGAGCACAACTGAATATTGTTGCAATTTCGATTTCAACAACGAATACTATCACAGTACCATCAGCAACTGACACTTTAGTTGGTCGTGCAACTACAGATACATTAACGAATAAATCAATCAATTTAGCTAATAATACAATTACTGGAACTACAGCTCAATTTAATACAGCTTTATCAGATGATAATTTTGTTACAATTAGTGGTACTGAAACATTAACAAATAAAACTTTAACTTCACCAGTTATAACAACTATTAACACTACAAGTAATTCTAGCATAGCATTATCACCAAATGGAACAGGAGTTGTAAATGTTCCTTCTGGTTATACTGGAAGAGCAGGATTTGGTGCTAATTCTCTTGTTCCAAAATCTTATGTTGATGCTCTTGAAGCAGGTCTTCATGTTCATGCTGCAGTAAAAGCTGCAACAACAGATACACTTGCAAATTTAACAAGTGGTACTGTCACATATGAAAATGGTACAGACGGAGTTGGTGCGACATTAACATTACAAAATGCTTTAACAACTTTAGATACATCATACACAGTAGTAAGTGGTGATAGACTTTTAATTAAAAATCAAGCAAATGCTGCTCATAATGGTATCTATACTATTGACGCAACAAGAACAATATTAACAAGAGCGACAGATTTTGATTCTGTTTCAGAAGTTGCGAGTGGAGACTTTTTATTCGTATCATTCGGAACACAATTTGGAAGTCAAGGATTTGTACAAACAGTTCCAATGGTCACATTCGGAACTACAGATATTTCGTTTACTCAATTTTCTGGTGCTGGTCAAATAACAGCTGGAAATGGATTAACAAAAGATGGTAATACAATTGACGCAGTTGGAACTGCAGATCGTATTACTGTAAATGCAAACAGTATTGATATTGCTTCAACATATGCTGGTCAAAACACAATTACAACATTAGGAACAATTTCAAGTGGAACATGGCAAGGCACAGTAATTGCTGGTGAATATGGTGGAACTGGAGTAAATAATTCTGGTAAAACACTTACACTTGGTGGCAATTTCACACATAGTGGTGCACATACTCTTAGTTTAACAACTACTGCAAACACATCAATAACTTTACCAACAACTGGAACTCTTGCAACTTTAGATGGTTCTGAAACATTAACGAATAAAACATTAACATCACCTGTTATTTCAAGCATTTCTAACACAGGAACTTTAACATTACCAACTTCTACTGATACATTAGTTGGAAGAGCAACTACAGATACATTAACAAATAAAACATTAACATCTCCTAGAATTGGGACTAATATTTTAGATACAAATGGAAATAGTTTATTAGCATTAACAGCAACAGCTTCAGCAGTAAATCAATTAACACTTGCAAATGCTGCAACAACAAATCGTCCTACTATTTCTGCTACAGGTACTGATACAAATATTGGAATTAGTATTACACCAAAAGGAACTGGAACAATTGTTGTAGGAAATTCAGTTATACCATCAGCTGATAGCACAATGGACTTAGGAGCAACAGGTGCTAAGTTTAGAGATTTATATTTATCTGGGAATTCAATTATTATGGGAACTACGAAAATAATGATGCATGCAGATGGTTATTTACAATTCAACACAAACTCAGGAGGAGGATATCCTGCAGGAAGTAATGTGTCTGTCGCAACTGCGGCAAATGGGATTGCCGCAACTAGTGGCACTGCTGCAGCATTTGCAATTGCCCTTGGAGGTTAATTATGCCTGTCTCTACAAGAGAAGGACTTAAAGATTACGCACTTAGAAAATTAGGTGCACCAGTTGTAGAAATTAACGTTGATGATGGTCAATTAGAAGATCGTCTAGATGAAGCAATAGAATATTTCAATATTAATCATTGGGATGGTTCTGAACGTACTTATGTTTCACATCTAATTACAAATCAAGATATTAGCAATAAGTACATTCCTGTTGCTGATATAGTTTATGGTGTGAGTAAGGTGTTCCCTATATATGCAGGGTCATCAACTAGTAAAAATATATTTGATTTACAATATCAATTAAGATTAAATGATTTGTATGATTTAACATCTACTTCGATTGTTTATTTTACAACAGTAATGAATCATTTACAATTACTTGATACAATATTAAATGGTCAACCTTTATTTCGTTTTAATCGTTTAACAAACAGATTAAATATAGATATTAAATGGGGAACTGCTGTAAAAGCTGGCGATTATATTATATATGATGGATATAAAGCAATAGATCCTGCTTCATTTACTAAAATGTATAATGAGCCATGGTTGAAATCTTATACCACTGCTCTTTTTAAAGCACAGTGGGGAACTAATTTAAAAAAATTTTCAGGATTAGAACTTCCTGGAGGTGTGACACTTGATGGTGATAAACTATATGCTGAAGCAAAAGAAGAAATTAAAGAATTAGAAGACACATTAGTTGGAAAGAACGCACCATTAGAATTTTCAGTAGGATAAACATATGTCTAGAAATGTTTATTTTACACAAGGAACTGCTAATGAGCAAAACCTAATAGAAGATTTAATTATAGAATCTTTAGGAATTTATGCTCAAACTGTATATTATATACCAAGAAAATATGTAAATAAAGATCAAATTCTTGGTGAAGATACATTAAGTACATTTAATCATGCTTACCCAGTTGAAATGTATTTTGAAAATGTAAAAGATTATGATGGAGCAGGTTCTTTTGTAAGCAAATTTGGTTTAATGATTGAATCATCAGCTACATTAGTTGTAGCAAGAAGAAGATGGAATCAATTAGTTGGTCAATATGGTAATACGATTTTAACAAATCGTCCAGTTGAAGGAGATTTAATTTATTTCCCTTTAACTAAAAGTTTATTTGAAATAAGATTTGTAAAAGATAAAGATCCTTTTTATCAATTAGGAAAACTTTATACTTATAAATTACAAGTTGAATTATTTCAATATTCTTCTGAAAAAATTGATACAGGTGTACCTGAAATTGATGTATTTGAACCATTAAAAACATTCAATACTGATCCTACACGTAATGAAGTAATGTATGTAAATTCTATTACGTTTACGAATCTTGGTGCAGGTTATTTGGTGGCACCAACAATAACATTTAATGGTGGAAATCCACTTACAAATGCTACAGCTACTTGTACTATATTAAATGGTAAAATAAATAGTGCTACGATTACAAACGTTGGAAATGGTTTTAAGAGTGTACCTACAATTTCAATAAGTGCACCACCAGCTGGAGGAATTCAAGCTGTTGCTACTTGTACTTTAAATATGAATATTGATAAACAAGGTGGCTTTGGTGATAACGTCTCAGTTAAAGTTGAAAGAGATGTGAATAATAATAAAGTGGCATGGTCTGAAAATAATCCATTTGGAGAATTTTAATCATGTTAAATAAACCACCATATTATCACGAAACAATACGAAATTGTATTATAGGATTTGCAAAAATATTTTCAGATCTTAAAATTGAAAGAAAAAAAGCAAACGGAACAGTAGAACAAACGTTATTAATTCCAATTGCTTATGCTCCGAAAGAAAAATGGATACAACGTATAGAACAAGATCCTACTCTTTCTAATCAAGTGATGACTACTTTACCTCGTCTTTCTTTTGAAATGACTGGGTTGAATTTAGATGCGACAAGAAAAGTTTCACGTATGGCATCTATTGATAAGAATAAAACACTTGGAGCTGGAGTAAATACAGCAAATAGAGTATTCGCTCCTGTACCATATAATTTAGATATAAATTTATATTGTATATCTAAAAATACAGAGGATGGTTTACAAATAGTAGAACAAATTCTACCTTATTTTACACCAGAATTCACGATGAGTATTCAATCGATGAAAACACCTCTTGATATTGTCACTGATGTTCCTATTATTTTAAATAGTGTTACATTTGTAGATGAATATGATGGTACTTTTGAGACACGTAGGTTTGTGACATGGACATTAGGTTTTCAATTAAAACTTAATCTTTTTGGATATGCAAACCCAGATGGTAAAATTATATCTAAAACGATTGTTGATATTGGCAATCCAGATAGACAAAACACGATAATAGCTAACCTAAATACAGGTGGAATTACGAGTGAAACATGGGAAGATATATTTAAAACTTCCGAATACGATATAACATAATAGGAAACAAATATGGCAAAACAGATAATTGGAGTTGGTTTAACACCAAATGACGGAACAGGTAATACTTTACGTGATGGTGGTGTAAAAATTAATTCTAACTTTGACGAATTATATAACGCATTAGGTGGAAGCACTGTGCGTGTTGCAATACCATCAACAGCTATTTCAAATGGCGCAACACTTAAATTTGATGGAACTAATTTCGTACCAAACACAGATATAGACACAAATACTACTTATGCCATTAGTGCTGAAACAGTAGCAAGTGGTGCAAAAGTAAGATTAACAGGATCAGATGCAACAACTGATGATGTATCAATTTTATCAGCAAATGCTGGACTTACAATCACTCGTACTGATGCAAGTACAATAACTGTTACAAATAATAATCCAGCTCCTGTCACTTTTTCTTTAAGTGCTGAAGCTATTCAAGCAGGTCAAAGAACAATTCGTTTAACAGGATCAAATGCTTCATTATCTGATATTGCGATTATTGCTGGTACTGGTATGTCAATATCAAATCCAACTGCTTCAGCTATTACTTTAGATGCTGCAATTTCTTCAGTGAATGGAGCAACTGGTGCAATTATTACAAATAGAACATATTCTTTTGGTGGTGCTACAACTAGTAATTATCTAGTGACTGGTCCAGGATTGCCTGTAGCTGGATCAAATGACCCAGACATTATTGCGCAAAGAGGTGAAACTATAAGATTTACAAATACACGTTCAGGACAAATTTTAGAAATACTTGATTCTTCTAACGTTGCTCCAGCAAACGATTATATTTCATCACAAGGTGCTTCTCCAAATATAGCAGACCAAAATCAAACGATTACATTTACAATACCGATGTCTGCTGCTACAGGAAACACATTTAAATATCGCAGTCAAGCTGAACCTGCGAATATGTTAGGAAATATAGTAGTTATATAATAAGGGGTGGTTAGGGCTTATGCCTACAAATTTTTATAATGCAAACACAGCACTTAAAGCTGTTGGCGTAAAAGTAAAATTTACAAAACAAGAAGTACAAGAATTTCTTAAATGTAAAGAAGACCCAATTTACTTTATAGAAAATTATTGTAAAATAGTTTCATTAGATTTAGGATTAATTCCTTTCGCTTTATATGATTGTCAAAAAGAAAAAGTAAGAACAATCATGAATAATCGTAAAGTGATTTTAATGGAAGGAAGACAGCAAGGAAAAACTATTACTTCTGCTGCATGTATTGTTCATTATACATTGTTTAATGATAACGTCACTGTTGGTATATTAGCAAATAAAGGAAGTACCGCAAGAGAAGTTTTAGATCGTTATCAATTAATGTATGAAAATTTACCTTTATGGTTGCAACAAGGTGTTGTGACTTGGAATAAAGGAGATATAGAATTAGAAAATGGTAGCAAAGTATTTACTTCTGCTACAACGCCAAGTGCGATACGTGGTAAGTCAGTTAATTGGTTATATATTGATGAAGCTGCAATTATACCAAATCAAATCGCAGAAGAATTTTTTACTTCAGTTTATCCTACTATTATGGCAGGAGAAACTACAAAAATATTATTAAGTTCTACTCCATTAGGATATAATCACTTTTGGAAATTTTGGAATGATGCTGTAAATAATAAAAATGGATTTAAAAATCTTTTTATTCCTTACGATAAAATTCCAGGACGTGATAAAGCTTGGGCTGAAGCACAAAGAAAATTACTTGGTGATATAAAATTTAATCAAGAAATACTTTGTGAATTTTTAGGAAGTTCACTTACACTTATTAATGGTGAAACTTTAAGAAATTTATCTCCTAAACCATTTATATATTCTAAAGATGGTTTAGATATATTAGAAAAGCCTGAACCAAATCATAAGTATGTAATTGTAGTTGATTTGAGTAAAGGAACAGGAAGAGATTATACAGCATTTAGCATTTTTGATATAACAGAAATGCCTTATAAAGTTGTAGGTAAATATCGTTCTAATACAATTAGCATATTACTCATTCCAAGTATTATAGATAAAGTTGGAAGAGATTATAATAAAGCTTTTGTGTTGATTGAAATTAATAGTGGTGAAACAGTTCCCTATATATTACATAGTGAATTAGAATATGAGAACATTATCTTTGTTGCAAGACATAAGAATGAAGGACAAAGAATTACTGGTGGATTTGGTGATAAATCAAGTGCACTAGGTGTTACAACTGATGTAGCTGTAAAAAGAAAAGGTTGTAGCATATTAAAGAATTTAATTGAGAATAATAGTTTATTAATATTTGATTCAACTATTATTAGCGAATTAACTACATTTATCAGCAAAAATGGTTATTTTTCAGCTGACGATGGCTATACTGATGATTTAGTGATGACGTGTGTACTCTTTGCTTGGCTTACTGGTGACGTATATTTTAGAGAAATCACTGATGTAAACATAAGAAAAGAGTTATATAAAAAACAAATACAAGAGATTGAAGAAGAGTTGACTCCATTTGGCTTCTTAAATGATGGAAATGATCGAGAAAACCCTTCGAATTTTTGAAAAAACTAAATAGGTAAGAGAAATAGCACGTTTGTCAAGAAACGTGTCAATAATTAAAGAGGAGAGAGCAAAATGGCATTCCAATTAAGTCCAGGAGTAATTGTCACAGAAAAGGACTTCACAAGCATAGTTCCTAATGTTGCCACAAGTGCAGGTGCATTTGTAGGTAAATTCGCATGGGGACCAATCGAAGATCCAGTGCAAATTACATCCGAAAACGAATTAGTAGAGAGATTCGGTAAACCAGATGATTCAAATTTTGAATCATTCTTTACTGCAGCTAACTTTTTATCATACTCGAATAATTTATTCGTAGTAAGAGGAAGTGGCAGTGTAGATAAAAATGCAGTAGTTTCTGGTACCGCAGTTAAAATTAAAAACGCAGAACAATACTTATCATCATATGCAGGTGGTCAAGGAACTGTTGGTGAATTTGCAGCTAAATGGGCTGGTTCATTGGGCAATTCATTAAAAGTATCAATGGCAGATAAGTCGACTTTCACAGGTTGGACTTATGAAACTAGCTTTGATAGATCACCAGACACATCAGCTTGGGCAACATCAAATAACGTATCAAATGACGAATTACATATTATCGTAATCGATGAAGATGGGTTATTTACTGGCACAGCTGGTACAATTTTAGAAAAATTTGAATATGTATCAAAAGCAGTAGGTGCTAAAAAATCAGATGGTTCGAATAATTATTACAGAGATGTAATTAATTCAAATTCAAAATACATTTGGTGGATGGATCATCCTACTCAAGCAGCAGAAGTAAATAACGTAGCGAATGCTAACGCAGTTGCTTGGGGTACTGCTCCAGCAGCACAACCTTACAAAGATATCAACGCAGCAGTAAATGCCTCTTTAACTGGTGGTGTTGATGACTATGCAGGTATAACTGCAGGAAACATTCAAACAGGTTATGCATTGTTTGCAAACGATCAGCTTGACATATCGTTAGTCCTTTTAGGAAAAGCGACAGCAGCAACAGCAACTTATGTAATTAATAACGTTGTAGAAGTAAGAAAAGATTCAGTAGCTTTTATCTCTCCAGAAGCAGCAGGTGGTTCTTATATTTCTGATTCTTCAGCGACTCCAGTAGCAGATATTATAACATATAGAACAGCACTTCCAAGTTCTTCTTATGCTATATTAGATTCTGGTTATAAGTTTCAGTATGATCGTTATAATGACAAGTATCGTTATGTCCCATTAAATGGTGATGTAGCAGGTCTTGCCGCAAGAACAGATTATGCTCAAGATCCATGGTATTCACCAGCTGGTGCAAATCGTGGTCAAATTAAAAATGTTGTTAAACTAGCATTTAATCCAAATAGAACACAAAGAGATTCACTTTATCAAAAAGGTGTAAATCCAGTTGTGACGTTTCCAGGAGAAGGAACACAATTATTTGGAGACAAAACTTTATTGTCAGCACCAAGTGCTTTCGATAGAATTAACGTACGAAGATTATTCATTGTATTAGAAAAAGCGATTTCAATTGCTGCAAAAGCACAATTGTTTGAGTTCAATGATGCTTTCACTCGTGCTCAATTTAAAAATCAAATAGAACCATTCTTAAGAGACGTACAAGGTCGTCGTGGTATTACTGATTTTAGAGTTGTGTGTGATGAAACTAATAATACAGCAGAAGTAATCGACAAAAATGAATTTGTAGCAAGCATTTTCATTAAACCTAATCGCTCAATCAACTTCATTAATCTAACATTTGTAGCAGCAAGATCAAGTGTTAATTTTAGTGAAATCGGTGGCTAATAATTAAAGGAGAAACTTAAATGGCTGATATAGCAGATTTTAAAGCACAAATGACTGGTGGTGGGGCACGTCCCAATCAGTTTCGTGTTGAGTTAATTTTCCCTAGCTACGTTGTTGCAGGGATTTTGGCAAGTGCGCAAGCTCAATTTTTATGTAAAGCAGCACAATTACCAGCAAGCACAATAGAGAACATTCCAGTTCAATATCGTGGTCGTGCTGTTAATTTTGCAGGAGAAAGAACATTTGCTCCATGGACTGTCACAATTTATAATGATACAAACTTCAATATAAGAAATGCGATGGAACGTTGGTCAAATGGTATTCAAAACTATCAAACAACTAATGGTCGTGTAAATCCAAGAGATTATCAAACGGATTTAGTAGTAAGACAATTAGATCGTTCAGGTGCAATTATTAAATCATATCGTTTTGTTGATGCTTACCCAATTTCTATTGGTGTAGTTCAATTAGACTATGATACAGCAAATGCAGTTGAAACGTTTGATGTTGAATTTCAATACAACTACTTTGATAGTGATACAGCTTCACGTGATGGTGTAGGAGTGAATATTTCAATTGATACACCAGTTGGTTCATTCCCAATTAAAATATAATATAACAGAGTTTCGACAAGGGACTCGGAAATAGATTATGGCAGAATTATTTGGCTTTGAGATTAAAAGAAAAACACCGAAGAAAGAAATTAGTTCGGTAGTCACACCATCTAATTTAGATGGTTCGACGTTGGTAGCAGACGCATCGGCTTATTATGGATTAACACTTGATTTAGATGCGAGTATTAAGGGCGAAAACGATTTAATAAAAAGATATCGTGAAGTTTCTTATTACCCAGATGCTGATAATGCAATTGAAGATATTGTAAATGAATCAATTGTATTAGATAATCAACGTCTTTCAGTTGACGTAGTTTTGGATGATTTAAAAGCATCAGATAAAATTAAAGAAGCTATAAGAAAAGAGTTCGAAGAAGTTTATAAATTATTAGAGTTTGATATACGTGGTCACGATATATTTCGTACATGGTATGTTGATGGAAGACTATACTATCATATAGTTATAGATCCTAAAAATACTAAAAACGGAATTAATGAATTAAGATTTATAGATCCACGTAAAATACGTAAGATTAAAAATTATAAAAAAGAAAAAAATGATAAGGGTGTTGACGTAGTAAAAGATATAGAAGAATACTACATTTACAATGACAAAGGAATCACTGATAGTCTAGCAACAGGTATTAAACTATCTTTAGATTCAGTTGTATTCGCTCCATCAGGATTAACTGATTTAAATTCTGGTATGATATTATCGCATTTACATAAAGCGATAAAACCAGTGAACCAGTTAAAAATGGTAGAAGATAGTATAGTAATCTATCGTTTATCAAGAGCACCTGAACGAAGAATATTTTATATTGATGTTGGTAATCTGCCTAAGTTAAAAGCAGAACAGTATGTAAACGACATCATGAATAAGTTTAGAAATAAAGTTGTATATGATGCATCAACAGGTGAAGTACGAGATGATCGTAAACACATGTCAATGCTTGAAGACTTTTGGATGCCAAGAAGAGAGGGTGGTAGAGGAACTGAAATTACTACACTCCAAGGTGGACAAAATTTAGGCGAAATAGCTGATGTACAATATTTTCAAAAGAAATTATATCAATCTTTAAATGTTCCTGTTACAAGATTGTTAAGTGAAACAGGGTTTAATTTAGGAAGAGCAAGCGAAATAAGTCGTGATGAATTAAACTTCCAAAAATTTATTGATAGATTAAGACGTAAATTTAGCACTATTTTTTACAGTATTTTAAGAGTGCAATTGATTTTAAAAGGAATTATAAAAGATCAAGAGTGGGAACAATTTAGTCAAGATATTCGTTTTGATTTTTTAAGAGATAATTTCTTTACTGAATTAAAAGAAAATGAAATATTAGCTCAAAGAATTAATATGTTAAATTCTATTGAACAATATATTGGAAAATATTATAGTATCAATTGGGTGCGCAAAAATATTCTGAGACAAACAGAAGATGATATTGCGAAAAATGATAAAGAAATAGCAAGCGAGCAAGGTAAATTACAAGATTTAAAAGTAGCTCAAACTGCTGAAACTGACGATGAAGCAATAGATACAAAACAAGATGAAATTGATCTTGAAGAACCTTTTGCTAATGAAACTAAAAAGGAATAATTTATGGATATGAAAAACAAAATTAAAGACTTAATTGATAATATTGAAATAGGAAATGCTGATGCAATTAATGCATCGTTTTCAACAGTAATGGCTGAAAAAGTATCAGCAAGATTAGATAGTTTAAAGCAAGAAGTTGCTAATACGATATTTAAAGATAAAATAACAAGCAACGATAAAAACTAATTAGGAGTTTAATCAAATGGCAGTCACAAAGACTATATTGAAAAAATCAAAAAATGAAGTTGTAGTGAAATTTGCAAATACTGGTGGTACGAATCAAACAGCCACTTTTGATTTAGATGTCGATGCTTTGCTAAGTACAGAAGTTATTGAAGGCACAGTAAAAATTAATATTGTAGCAATAACTTTTACTGGTGTTAATGGATCTTCATTTCGTCTAACAAGAGACAATGTAGGCATATTTGCTGCTCCTTGTGACCAACCAGATCAATTTTTCTTTGATGGCTGGGTTGATGGAATTAATAATACACATGATATCGTTTGCAGTATGTCAGAAGAATCTTATGTGTATTTAACATTACGTAAGAATTCAGGATTTGAAACTAAGATAGAATTATCGACATTCGGTTCTTATGATGATCCGAACGCTAGAGGTAGTTAATTAAATGAAACTTATAAGAGAATTTACAGAATCAGTAAAATATTTAGTTGAAACTCCAAAAGGAGAAACATCAAAAACCTATTTTATTGAAGGAGTATTTTTACAAGGTGAAATTAAAAATCGTAATGGTAGAATATATCCAATGGATGTAATGAAAAAAGAAGTTGAAAGATATACAAAAGAAAATATTGAAAAGAATCGTGCGTATGGTGAATTAGGTCATCCTGATTCTCCTACTATTAATTTAGATAGAGTGTCGCACATGATAAAAGAATTGAAGCTTGATGGCAATAATTATGTCGGAAAAGCAAAAATAATGGACACACCTTATGGTAAAATCGTTAAAAGTTTAATTGACGAGGGTGCTAATTTAGGTGTTTCATCTAGAGGGATGGGATCGTTAAGAGCAAAAAATGACGGAACTCAATTAGTACAAGATGACTTTATGCTGGCTACTGCTGGTGATATAGTTGCTGATCCATCAGCACCAGACGCATTTGTGCGTGGTGTTATGGAAGGAAAAGAATGGGTATTCGTTGATGGTAAATTTGTTGAAAAGGATATAGAGCAAGTAAGAAAAGAGATAGCAAGTACAAACAGAATAGCACTTGCTGAAGCTCAAGCAATACAATTTGCTAAGTTCCTTGACAAAATAAAATAACTAAATATGAATGGAAATCCATTCTTTATATATTTAAATTAGGAGAATATAAATGAAAATCGAAGAAACAATCGCAAAGCTGTTAGCTGAAGCGAAGAAAGCTAAAACTCTTTTATCTGAACAAGATAAAGAGGGTAGTGCTTATGCTATTGGTATGGCAAAAGCAAAAGAAATTACAGGTGATGAACCACCTCTTGAAAAAGAAACAATTAAAAAAGCACACGAAATTGCTAAAGGTATTCTTAAGAAAGAAGAAATCAGTCCATTCACAGGTCAAGCATTAAAAACTGAAGAAACTGAAGAAGAAAAGAAAAAAAGAGAAGAAGAAGAAAAGGCAAAAGCAGAAGCAGAAAAAGCATCTACTAAATCTGAATCAGAAGTGGCTCCTAACACAGATGATAAGAAAAAAGAAGATGAAAAAGCTAAAGAAAAAGAAATCGTAAAAGAAACAGAAATGACTGACGACGAAAAGAAAAAAGCTGAAGACGAAGCAAAAGCTAAAGCTGAAAAAGAAAAAGCTGACGCAGTTAAAGAACAAGAATTAACAGATAAACAAAAAACTTTACCACCAGAATTGCAAAAAGCAATTAAGGATAAAGAAGAAAAGAAAGATGCTGTTAAAGAAGAAACTGAAGAAGAAAAAGCTAAAAGAGAAGCTGAAGAAAAAGCTAAAGCTGAAAAAGAAAAAGCTGAAGTAAAAGCAGTATCTGAGTCTGAAGACGAAAAAGAAGACGAATCTGAAGATGATGAGTCTGAAGAAGAAGATGATGATGAAGAAGAAAAAGAAATGAAATCTGAGTCTGAATCTGAAGATGATGAAGAAAAAATTAAAGAAAAAAATGCTAAAAAACCAGATGAAGTGAAAATGAACGAAAAAACTAATGAATCAATTAAAGTAGATGTATCTGCTGATGTTGATGCATTATTAAAAGGTGAAACACTTTCTGAAGAGTTTAAAGCAAAAGCAAAAGTAATATTCGAAAACGTAGTAATTAATAGAGTAAAAGATGAAATTACTCGTGTTTCAAATGAATTGAGAACTGAAAATGTTAAAAACATGGCAGTTATCAAAGAGAGCCTGATTGAAAAAGTTGATGGATATCTCAGCTATGTAGTTGAGCAGTGGGTCTTACAAAATGAAATCGCTCTTGAATCAGGTATTAAGACTGAAATACTTGAAGACTTTGTAAGTGGTTTAAGAAATTTATTCGAAGACCATTACATTGAAGTACCAAATGAAAGATTTGATGTACTTTCTGATCTTCAAGATCAACTTAATACTACCAAGAAAAAACTTGATGAAGCAACAGCTGAAAATGCTAAAATTTCAAAAGCATTTAGTGATTTACGAAAAAATGAAATCATAACAGCAGCTTCAAAAGATCTAGTGTCAACAGATGCAGAAAAACTTAAATCATTAGCTGAAGAGCTAACGTTTGAAGATGATGCGTCTTTTGAGAGAAAAGTACAGACAATAAGAGATAATTATTTCTCAGCAGTGTCTGCGACTCAAAATTCTACTAAAACAATAGTAGATACAATAGTGACTGATGAGCCAATCGTTATTAACGAGTCAGTTAAAATAACTGACGTAAAAATAGCTGCATATGCAGACCTATTAAATCGCTCAAAGAAACAAATTTAATTAACAATAATAAGGGAGAATAACATGGCAGATCGTAAAGATCTTTTAAAAAAATGGGCTCCAGTATTAGATCACGCAGGTGTAGCACCTATTAAAGATGCTTACCGAAAAGAAGTGACAGCTGTTCTATTAGAGAACCAAGAACGTTCTATTAATGAAGAAAAGCAAGCACTTTTTGAAGCAACTCACGCGAATGCAGCTGGTGCTTTACCAGATACTTCAGGAGTAGCTAAATTTGATCCAGTATTGATCTCATTAGTACGTCGTGCAATTCCACAAATGATCGCTTATGACGTTTGCGGAGTACAGCCGATGACACAACCAACTGGCTTAATATTCGCTATGAAAAGCAGATATACAGCACAGAATGGAACAGAAGCTTTATTTAACGAAGCTGATTCAGACTTCGGTGGTACAGGTACACATGCTGGTTCAAATCCAGTAAGTGGTGCTTATACAACTGGTTCTGGATTATCAACAACTGATGCTGAAGGATTAGGCGATTCAGGAACGTTCAATCAAATGGCGTTTTCAATCGAGAAAACTTCAGTGACTGCGAAAACTCGTGCTTTAAAAGCTGAGTACACAGTTGAATTAGCACAAGATCTAAAATCAGTTCATGGTTTAGATGCTGAAAGTGAATTGTCAAATATCCTATCTACTGAAATCCTAGCGGAAATCAATAGAGAAGTTATTCGTACAATTTATGGAGTAGCTAAAACAGGAGCACAAGTAGGTACAGCAGCAGCTGGTACTTTTGATCTTGATGTAGATTCAAATGGAAGATGGTCAGTTGAGAAGTTCAAAGGGTTATTATTCCAAGTAGAGAGAGAAGCAAATGCGATCGCTCAACAAACTCGTAGAGGAAAAGGTAATTTCATTATTGCTTCTTCTGATGTAGCGAGTGCGTTAGCAATGTCAGGTGCTTTGGACTATGCTCCAGCTCTTTCAACTAATCTAAATGTAGACGAAGCTTCTACAACTTTTGCTGGTGTCCTTAATGGTCGCTACAAAGTGTTTGTAGATCCATATTCTGCTAACTCAGCTTCAACTCAGCTGTTATTAGTAGGATATAAAGGTAGTTCAGCATTTGATGCTGGAATATTCTATTGCCCATACGTACCATTACAATTAGTACGTGCAGTAGATCCTTCTACATTCCAACCTAAGATCGCGTTCAAAACAAGATACGGAATGGTGTCAAACCCATTTGTACAACTTGATGGTAATAACACGAACTTACAAGCAGCTTCTAACTACTACTACAGAAAAGTTGCAATTACAAATTTAATGTAATTTGTAAGGTTGATTATATAATTTTAAAGGGGGGAGATGTAAAAGTCTTCCCCCTTTTTCATTTATACTAAATAATTATAATATGACTCTTAAAACTTCAAATAAACCATCTAATATTAATCCACTTAATCCTAACGGATTTTCTTTTTCATTTGCACGTATTCCAAATGTAAATTATTTCGTTCAGTCGATTAATATACCTGATCTTACATTAGGTGAGATTGCTCAAGGAACACCACTTTCAGATGCTTACATTCCAGGAGAAAAAATTACTTATGGTGTTTGTAATTTAGAATTTATCGTAGATGAAGATATGGAAAATTATCTTGCACTTTATCGTTGGATGGTTGCCCTTGGCAAACCAAGAAATTATGAACAATATTTAAATTTTCCAACCACTGATACTGAAGCTTATAAAGCAAATTTAAAAGAATTAGCAAAAAATTTTTCAGATGGTACACTTTTAATACTAAATAATAATAACGCAATTAGTAAAATAATTACGTTTAGAGATATGTTTCCAACAGGGTTGTCGTCGATGATATTCGACTCTAAAAGTACCGATGTGACTTACATTACAAATACTGTGACTCTAAGATATAGTTATTTTACAATACAGAGTCCTTCTTCTTCGACAGTCTACTAAAATAAATTAGAAAGAGACTGTTAAATGCAAAAAAATATATTCATATTATTTTTATCATTTTTGCTTACTATTGGAGCAGGGCGAAGCTTTGCACAAGGATTGCCACAAAGTGATAAGTATCCAGATTCATCTTGGATTGAAGAAATACCAGTAATTTGTAATGACTCAACAACACTTCATGCTTTTTTAGAATCTAAGGGTTGGATTATGTCAAAAACATACACTGGAAGAACTGGTGCCGAAAGCAATGGAAATCCAGTCTTTATTATAGCACACTATAAGAATGCAAAATCACCAAAAGCAATTATAGAAACAATCACTGTTCCATCAGGTGAATCTTGCATAATGTATCAAGGATTTGACGAAAAAAATACTTCAAATAAAGCTTAAAACCCTTTACTTACAAGCTTTTTTATAGTATAATATGAATTATGACACTTGAAGAAATACAAGAACAATGGAAACAAGACTGTATTATAGACGATAATCATTTAGATCGAGAATCTGTTCGTACACCAGTCTTACATTCAAAATATTTAAACTTACTCATTTCATATAAACATCGTATTACATCAGCACAATCTGAATATAATAGTATGCGTGTAAAAAAATTTAGATATTATCGTGGTGAAATGAGTAAGGGTGAATTAGAACTTGCTGGTTGGGAACAATGGCAAGGTATAAAACCATTAAGAAATGAAATGGATGAATTTCTAAATGGTGATGCTGATTTAATTAAAGCCAAACTTAAAATTGAATATTTAACGAGCATACAGGAACTTCTTGAATCTATATTACAACAGATCAAGTCACGAGATTGGATAATAAGAAATTCATTAGAGTGGAAAAAGTTCGTTAGTGGTGCTTAATGTCCGAAGATAATAAATCCCAAATTACAATCGAAAACTATACTGAAACGCACGTTCGTGTATTCTCAGATGATTTAGGTATAGAAAAAGAATTATCAGACTATTTTACGTTTTATGTTCCAGGAGCCCATTTTACACCACAATACAGAGCACGTATATGGGATGGTAAAACACGTCTTTATGATTTACTTCGTAAGACAGTTTATACTGGTTTAATTCCTTATGTACGCAAATTTGCCTTTGAACGTGGTTATACCATATCTGAATTAGGGTTTCCAAAGTATATTGAACCTATAACAGAAGAAGAGGTTAAAACCTTTATAAATTCATTAAATATAACCTCTAAAAACGACTCAGACCTATCAGTAAGAGACTATCAATATAATGCGGTTTATTCCGCTTTAAAGCGACGAAGAGCCCTATTGTTGAGTCCAACTGCCAGTGGGAAGAGTCTAATAATGTATTCTATATTACGTTGGTATTCAACATTAAAAAACAATAAGAAATGCTTAATTATAGTTCCAACAACTAATCTAGTTGAACAGTTATATAAAGACTTTGATGATTATTCAACTAAAAATGGTTGGAAAGTAGATACTCATATTCAAAAGCTTTATGCAGGGTTTTCAAAAGAACTTACAAAAAATATATTAATTACTACTTGGCAAAGTATTTACAAATTACCAAAATCATTCTTCGAGCAGTTTGATGTAGTTTTCGGAGACGAAGTCCATAAATTTAAGGCAAGAAGTCTTATTACAATAATGGAAAAATGTAATAAGATAAAATTTCGTATTGGTACAACTGGAACAATCGATAACAGTAAAATAAATAAATTAGTACTCGAAGGACTTTTTGGAATCGTAGAAAAAGTCACAACTACATCTGATTTGATTGACCAGAAAAAATTAGCAGACTTAAAAATTATTTGTTTACTCCTTTCATATGATGATATATCACGCGAAGGAAGAAAAAATAACGTTTATTCAGACGAAATAGATTGGCTAGTTTCTTGTGATAAAAGAAATAACTATATTACCAATCTTGCTCTTAACTGTAAAGGTAATACTTTAATACTTTACCAATACGTAAAGAAACACGGAATCCCTTTATATGAAAAACTAAATAGATTAGAGAAGAAATATAATAAAAAAATATATTTAATCTCTGGTGATACAATCGTTTCTGATAGAGAACAAGTAAGAGATATTGCAGCAGATACAAACAATTGTATTATAGTCGCAAGTTATGGAACTTTCAGTACAGGTGTGAATATACCAAGTATTGAAAACATTATATTAGCAAGTCCGATTAAGAGTAAAATACTTAATTTACAAAGTATTGGAAGAGGACTACGATTAAATAAGAATAAAACTACTTGTAATTTGTTTGATATTGCTGATGACTTATCTTATAAGAAATGGAAAAATCATACTTATAGACATTTGTTGTCAAGAATGCAAACTTATGATGAGGAAAAATTTAACTATTCATTAGTAGAGGTAAAATTAGATGCATCAAAAATCATCGACACCGAGAATAATAAAATCGAATGAAGATTTTGTTATTGTAAGATTATCTACAGGTGAATCAATATTAGCGATTCGTTTAAAAGAAGACGAAAAAGAAATTACTATTGAATATCCATTTGCTCTTAAAAATTATCCAAGAATTACAAAACAAGGTGGAATTATAGAACAAGTGACTGCAGGACCATATTGTAGTTTCGCCGAAAATAGAGTTTTTACATTTCCGAAAAAAGACGTTTTTTTCATAAAGAAACTTCATTCGTTCGCAATACCATTCTTTATGTCATTGTATAATCAACATGAAAGATTAGTTGCAATGGGATCTTATGAAGATTTAATGGATAGATTTATGGATAAACAAGAAATGGCTGATTTGAGACATGACGAACAATTTCCAGATCCAGAACCAGAAGAATATACAAGTAATTACGATACAGAAACAGAAGAACTAACTACTGAAGAGATTGATGGTATAAGAGAAATTTACAATCAGATTAAGAATAAAGATAAGAAAGTAATCCATTAATATTAATATTTCAAACCCCAACAGGTGTTATTATAATGTGGAAAAAATTGAAAGTAAAGGCATATTGAAACACTTTACTTACAATATATTTTAGAGTATAATTGCAGTCTATTTACTCTTTAATATTTAAATCCTTTACAATGAATAAAAAAACTAAAGAAACAAAAATACATTACGTCAATAATGCTGAATTTCTTAAAGCATTAATTCAATGGAAAAAAGATTGTGTTGACGCAGAAGATAGTGGAGAAGAACATCCACCAAGAATTCCTAATTATATAGGTGAATGTATTTTAAAAATAGCAACACGTCTTTCTACACGTCCAAATTTTAACAATTATACATATCGTGACGATATGATATTAGATGGTATTGAAAATTGCATTCAATATCTTCATAACTTTGATCCTACCAAATCTAAAAATCCCTTTGCTTATTTTACTCAAATCATATACTATGCATTTTTAAGACGTATTATGAAAGAAAGAAAACAAGCTTATATTAAAACTAAAATTCTTACTTCTCTACCACCTACTTTTTTTCAAGAACTTGGTATGAGTGATGATGAAATTTCAGAGTCAGAAAGAAACTTTGATAAATTCGTCAATAAGATGAGTCAAGCAATAGAAAGCCAAAATAACTTTGATGAATGGCTAGTTAAAAAATCTGTTGCTAGAAAAATAAAAAATAATATTGAAACGATTGATTTAGATGATGACAAAGATAGCGATTATAACTGATACACATTTTGGTGTACGTAATGACATTAGTCACTTTTTAGAATCTCAAAATAAGTTTTTTGATACAACGTTTTTTCCTAAAATAGACGAACTAAAGATAGACACATTACTACACTTAGGTGACATATTTGATAGACGCAAATATATCAATTATTACACATTAAAACAGAGTAAAACATTTTTCTTCGATAAATTAAGAGAAAGAAACATTACTATGTATGTTGTAATTGGTAATCACGACACATACTTCCGAAACACTAATGAGATTAATAGCATATCTCTACTCTTAACTGAATATCCAAATATAAAAATTCTATACGAACCACAAACAATCCAAATAAAAGAAACACTATTTTGTAATATTCCATGGATATGTGAAGACAACAAAGATAAATGTTGGGAAGAAATTAAAAATACAAAAGCAGAAGTTTGTATTGGACACTTTGATATTCAAGGATTTGAAATGCATACTGGTGCACCATCCAAAGATGGAATACCAAAAGATAAGTTTATGAAATTTGATTTACTTATGTCAGGGCATTTTCATCATCGTTCACAAAATGATAATATTACTTATTTGGGTGCTCCATATGAAATGACTTGGTCTGATTATAATGACAAAAAAGGTTTTCATATATTTGATACAGCAACTCGTAAATTAGAATTTATACAAAACCCAAACACTATGTTCTTAAAAGTAGAATATGATGAATCTTATTTTGCTGAGAATCCACCAAATTTTGAAGATTATAGAAACAAGTATATAAAAGTAATTATAACAAATCGTAAAAATTTATTGAAGTTTGATACATTTATAAAAAATTTACATAATCATAATCCATATGATGTGAAAATACTTGAAACGTTTGTTGACTTTTCATCTGCTAACGTATCTGATGAAATTAACGTAGAAGACACTACTAGCATATTAAATGGTTATGTTGATACAATCACAACTAGTATTGAAAAAAATAAACTTAAATTATATTTAAACTCGTTGCATGCTGAAGCAATTGCGAACGAGACTATTGTTAAAGAATGATAATATTTCATAAATTGAAATGGCGTAATTTCCTCTCAACAGGCAATGTTTGGTGCGAAATACAATTGAATAAAACAAGAAGTACAATCGTGGTAGGAAAAAATGGTGATGGTAAATCTACTATGCTTGATGCTCTTACATTTGTTTTATTCGGTGAACCATTTAGACAAGTAAAAAAGAATCAATTAATTAACTCAATTAATGGTAAAAATGCTGAAGTAGAAATTGAATTTTCTTCTGGAACGAATACCTATAAAATAAGAAGAGGAATTAAGCCTAATATATTTGAGTATTATGAAAATGGTGTGTTACAAAATCAATCAGCAGCAATCAGTGATTGTCAAAAGAAAATAGAAGAACAAATACTTAAAATTAATTATAGAACATTCTGTCAAGTTTGTATTTTAGGATCTGCTTCTTATATTCCTTTTATGCAATTACCTACAAATCAACGTAGATTAGTAATTGAAGATATTTTAGATATAGGTATATTCAGTAAAATGAATGATATACTTAAAATAAGAGCAGTTGATACTAAATTAGCATTAGTCGATGTAAATAAAGATATAGAAATAGCTAAATCAAATATACAAGCTCAAAAAACTATACTTGAAAATTTATCAGTATCTAAACAAGAGAATATAATTAAGATAGATGAAAAGATAGAAAAGTATAGAGAAGATATAAAAGAAATACAAAACAAAATAACTATATTAAATAAAAAACTTTTAGAGATTGATAGTTTAACAATTGACTCAGTAGATGTATTTGATCGTGTAGACAAAGCAAGAAAACTAATCGCAATAAATGAAAGTCGTATTGCTGAGATACAAGAAAAAATAATGTTCTTTAATGAGAACGAAAATTGTCCTACTTGCGAATCACCTATACAACATAAACAGCATGCATTAAGTAAATTAGAAAAAGAAAAAGAAGATATAAAATCTAGACTTTCTAAATTATTAGAAGCTTTGACTGCTGGAGAAACTAGATCAAGAGAAATAAGAACATTATTTAATGAAAAAATAGAAATTAATAATGAAATATCTAATTTAAATACTAGTGTAAAATTTACTGAAACTAATATTGAAAACAGTATAGCTGAAAAACGAACACTATCAGACACAACTAGTGATACCAACAAATATAAAGATAAAATTAAAGAACTAGCTGAACTAGCATTAGTTAATGTTGATAAAAAGAATAGTTTAATGCAAACAATAGAAATAGAAAATACTTCTAAATTACTCTTACAAGATTCAGGTGTTAAAACTGCTATTATTCGAAAGTATTTACCTGTAATGAATAAATTGATTAATAAATATTTACAAGCGATGGACTTTTATGTTCATTTTGAATTAGATGAGAACTTCACTGAGACGATACGTTCAAGACATAGAGATGAATTCACCTATGATAGTTTTTCAGAGGGTGAAAAAATGCGTATTGACTTAGCTATATTGTTCACATGGCGACATATAGCAAAAATGAAGAACAGTATTAATACATCTTTATTAGTACTGGATGAAATATTTGACTCATCTTTAGATGCATCAGGTGTAGATTATTTCTTAAACCTAATTTCGCAACTAGATTCTCAAGTCAATGTTTTCGTAATTAGTCATAAGGGTGATACTCTAATTGAAAAATTTATGAGTACAATTAAATTTGAGAAGAAAAACGACTTCTCTACAATCGTAAATGCATAAACTATGAGAAAAAAAAGAAAAGAAAAAGTAGAAATAAACCCTTTCACAAATAAACCAAGCAAAAAACCAATTCGTGAAGGAGTATCAACACAAACAAATGATGTCGACAGAAAAGATGAATCTAAAACTGTTCTTAGAGATAAACAACATCATTTACATTTTAAGTTAAAATTAATTGAAAACTGGATATATGAAAAAAAGCATAGTAAGTTTTTATCTGATTCAGAACCAAATCTAAAAGACTTAGAATTAAAACAACATAATATGAAGCATGAATATGATCGTGTGTCTAAATTATTAAAGGAAAGCAAGTAATGACTGATGTAAAAGAAGTTGTCTGGGATTCAGTGGATGAAAATGGTAATCCTATAAACCCAAGACTAGCTACAGCTGAAGAAGTAGAAGCAAAAAAGAAATCAAAATCACTTCCTATTATAGAAGAATCTTTTGATAAACGTATTTTAAAACCAGAACCAACTGTAGTACAAGTTGAAAAGCTAACAAGTAGTTTAGATGGAAAAGAAATTATAACACCAGTAAGAACTACTGATGGTTTAATTCCATGGAACGATCCACGTTTAAAAACACCACCAAAAGAATGGGACTTTAAAAAACCAGTAGAAGAAGCAGCACAATTAGGATTATTATTGATTAAAGTATCACAAAAATTAAATGGTGCTGGTCTTTCAGCTAATCAAATAGGAATAGATGCAAAAGTGTTTGCAATTACAGTTATTGAAAACTATCAATATGCTGTTTTTAATCCAGAAATATTAGAATCTTCAGAAGAAGTTGAATTAATGGAAGAAGGATGTTTATCTCGTCCAGGATTATGGCTAAAAATATCAAGACCAAAAAAAATTAAAGTTAAATATTTTACATTCAAAGGCGAAGAAGTTCGTACCGAATTAGATGGGTTTCATTCAAGAGTATTTCAGCATGAATATGACCATATGTTAGGAATAGACTTTACTCAGAGAGTAGGTAAATTAAAATTAGATATGGCTTTAAAGAAATTAGATAAACAATTAAGAAAAGCAGCAACTACTCAACAACTAGAATATGAAGCGAAATTAAGACCTAAATTAAGAATTCCTGATTAATTTACTTCCAAGAAATTTTATAGTATAATATATACTTAATCAACTAAAAAGGTACTTTTATTATTATGGACTCAAGATTTGACCACATTAATTCCCTTCAAAAACAAAAACAAGCATTCGAACACCAATTAAGATTACAAAAAGAAAGAGACGCGATGTATGCTGAATTATCTCGTGTTGGTATTATATTTGGTGTTGGTTTTGCAGCAGGATTATTATTTAATGTTATATTCTTTTAAATCACATAACGAATTAAATAAAAATTTGACTGATTATATTTCAACAGTCACTGATAAAAAAGACATTTCTAAAATACCGATCGAATCGATCAATGATTTTTTAAATGGTTTAGAGTCATTTTTAGAAGAATCAGCAAGCAATTAAGGCGAAATTAAGGCGACTTTAATATAAGTCACTGATTTATATACCTTTTTTATTTTCTCCTAATTATATACTTTTAGATCATTTTATAGTAGAATATATGTATATATTATGAATAAAAAAGATTTATTAGCGAAACTACTTTCTACTGAAAATATAACTGTTTTAAGACAGCCTGTTGCGACTGCATCTTTTAACGTTGAAACTAGAGTTCTTACTCTTCCTGTCTGGAAGAACCTTTCCGAAAATATCGAAAATATGTTGATTGCCCATGAAGTAGGGCATGCTCTTTACACTCCATTTAGAAAATCAGAAACAGAAGAATTTAATAATAATAAACTATTACATTCTTGGGCGAATGTTATTGAGGATGTTAGGATTGAAAAGAAAATACAAAACGAATATCCAGGATTGAAAAAAGACTTTGTTTCAGCTTATAAAGAATTAGTTGATAGAAATTTTTTTGGTGTTAAAGGTAGAGATTTAGTGAAAGAACAATTTATTAATAAAGCAAATTTATTTTATAAAGCTGGTTATAATTGTGGTGTTAAATTTACAGCAGAAGAATATGGTTATATAAAAGAAATTGATAATTGCGAAACGTTTGATGATGTTATGAAGTTAGCGAAAAAACTTACTGCTTATTCTGTTGCTAAAAAAGAATTAGAAAAACAAGCTTTAGAAAAACTTGCTGCACTGTACTTACAAAATGGTGATGAGAATGAACAAGGTGAACAACTTAAAGATTCTTTAAAAGGTCTTCTTATGGATGAACTGGACGCAGATGGAAATAAAATAGGTGGTTCTAAATCTAATCCTGAAACAACTGTTCTTGAAACTGATAATACTACTGAAGAAACAATTCAAGATAAGTTTGATAATATGTTATCAAAACATACAAGTAATAATGAATTTGTTATTGTTGACTATAATCCAAAATTTGTAGGATTTGATCCTTATGTACCATATAAAAAATATATGACAGATGTAGATGCTTGGTTAGCAATTAGAAAAACTAAGGAAGATTTAGAATTAGCGAATGCTAAAAAAGCAGGTCACGGAGGATGGGAAACTACTGAAGATAAAATAAGATTAGCGAGCATTGAATTCAATTCATATCTACAAGAAACCAAAAAAGAAGTAAATTACTTGCTTAAAGAATTTGAAATGAGAAAATCAGCAAATCAATATTATAAAACAAAAGAACATAAAACTGGTGTAATTGATATTAGGAAATTAGCATCTTATAAAATTAAAGAAGAAATATTTAAAACTATCCAATCATTACCAAAGGGAAAAAATCATGGAATGGTTATGTTAATGGATTGGTCTGGTAGTATGAGTGGCATATTAAAAGACGTTATTAAACAAGTTTATTTGATGACTAGTTTTTGCAAAATAGCAAATATACCATTTACTGTTCTTGCTTTCACTAATGGTATATCTGACTCTAATCCTGAGAAAGCATTATGTGATGTTGAAAGAACAAAACAATTTGGTGAAAGATATATACCCTATGATGATAAACTATCGCCTGAAGAAAATCAAGCTAGAAAGTCAATTACAAATCAATTAGATGTTGAGATGTTTAGAGTTGTTGAAATTTTATCTAATAAAATGAACAAAGAAGAATATAATAAAATGGGTGCTTTATTATTCTCTGAAGTATATAAAAATGTTTCTAATTATAAATTAGCATCAACACCTTTAAATGAATCTTTATATTATATGATTGATTTCTTACCAAGATTTAAAAAATTAAATAATGTTCAAAAACTTTCTTTTATAGTATTAACAGATGGCGAAGGACATAGCATCCAGCCAAGACGTTTTGAATCTTACAGTTATTCTATAAAAAAACATTTATATCTTAGGAAAGATAATAAAGAATATGAATTTAAAACATATATGCAAACTGGTACTTTAATTAAAATAATAAAAGATCAAGATCCAAATACAACTTGTCTTGCGTTTTCTTTAATAAGAAACAATAGAAGACATATAAGCAATACATTATCTCATTTAAACAGTTATACAAATGATGGTCAGTTTGGAAATGCTGACGAATCTACAGTAATTAAAATAGCAAAAGATTTTAAAGAATTAGGTGCTTCTGCATTAAAACAAGTTAATTCTTATGATGAATATTATTTAATCCCAATAGAAAATATTAAACCTGAAGCTTTAAATATTGTTAATGATTTGACTTCTACAAAAGAAAAAACAGCAAATCAAATAGCAAAATCATTTACTAAGCTTTTAAAACAAAATAGAAATAGTAGATTCTTATTAACTTCTTTTGCAAAGCAGGTAGCATAATGGCTGAAACAATATCATTAAAAGATAAAATTATAGAGTTAAGATCTAAAATACTTATACATTCTTATATGTATTGGTATAAAGATAATCCTCTTGTGTCTGATACTTTATTTGATGCTTGGAAAAAACAATTAGTTGAATATCAAGCTGAACATAAACAAAAATTTCCTAATGAGAGAATAGAATTTTTTGAAACTGCATTTATTAATTGGGATGGCACTAATTCAAAAAGTCTTCCTTTGTTTGATGAGTGGATTACGAATAGAGTTGAAGTGCTTGACAAATATAAAAATGCGACTCCATATTTTAATATTTAAATTTATGATATTACTATCCTTATCTGGTTGTTTTGGTTCTACACTATTTACTTTGGGTGAAATTAAAATAACCACTGGGGATGTAATGACAAAAATAGTTAAAATTATACCAAAAAACGATGAAAATCTAGAAGACTACGAAAATAAAAAACTATAATATGACTAAACCATTGAAATATATATCTTTTTTATTTTCTGGAAGTATATACTTTTTCAACGAATTATGCTATAATATATGTATAAACCAACTAAAAAAGGCAAATATATGATGAATAATGCGAATATAAAAAAGTTTGTAGAATCTCTACATAAATCTTATTCCAATGATGAGAATAAATTTAATTGGAAACAGATTGTTAAAGTTTTTAAAACTACTAAGTTTGACAACAAATCAGAAGTTTATAACTGGGTGAAAGCCCAAAAAACTGGGAGAGGATCTTATATTATTCCTCTTTCAAGTGTTTCTTCTTCAGTGACAAATAATGTTGTTAAAATTGATACTGTAAAATCTGAATCTTCTAATTTAGATGTTAAGTCTTTAGTTCCAATTAGAGATAGTAATTATGTCCCATTCGGAAATTATAAAGACTTAGAAACTATCATAACTTCTAGACAATTTTATCCAACATTTGTGACTGGACCGACTGGTAATGGTAAATCTACTTCGATTGAACAAATTTGTGCAAAACATAAAATTTCTTTAATTAGAGTTAATTTAAACAGCTTAACAGACGAAGATCAATTAATCGGTACTAAAACACTTGTCGATGGTAATATACAAATCGTAGAGGGACCAGTTGTTATAGCAATGAGATTAGGAATCCCATTATTGCTTGATGAGATCGATGCTGGTGGTGCTAATACTCTATTATGTTTACAACCAATTCTAGAGGGTAAGCCATTCTACTTTAAATTAAAGAACGAGATTATCGTTCCAAAAAATGGTTTTAATATATTCGCCACAGCGAATACCAAAGGCAAAGGTTCAGAAGATGGAAGATATATTGGTACGAATGTTTTGAATGAAGCATTTCTAGAGAGATTTGCTGTGACATTCCAACAAGAATATCCAACACCATCGATTGAATTAAAGATTGTTAAAAATCTGATGGACTCTTATAAATGTAAGAATGATAAATTCGCTCAGACTCTAGTTAAGTGGGCTGATGTGATTAGAAAAACAAATGAATCAGGTGGTGTTGATGAAACAATTACTACAAGAAGATTGGTTCATATTGTAAGAGCATATTCAGTATTTAAAGATATTGATAAATCTATACAGTTATGTACAAATAGATTCGATGAAGCAACAAGACTTGCTTTTATTGATTTGTTTGACAAAGTATCAAATAACAGAGAAACTTCGGCTCCGAAACCATCAGAGTCTGAAGTTGCGAGTGCTGTAGTTAATCAACAACAAACAGTGAGTGCTTAATGCTAACTTGGAATTCACTTACTAAATCACAAAAACGTTGGGTAGAAAACGTTTCTAAAATTCTACCCGATTGTGTAAGTAAAGGGTATATTACAGCAACACAATGTTATGACTCTTTTAAGCAATTAGAAAAACAAAGAGTTTCAGGTAGTCCAAAAATTGGATATCCAAATTGGTTGTTTAAACTTAATAAAATTAAAAGAGGAATATACTTATTTCCAGCAGAGGGAGTGACAGTACAAAAAGCATCTCAATCTTTAAATGGTAAAGCTGAACCAATTGTTATTACTAGTAGAGTATCAGAAGAAGATAAATCATTTTTAAATGATTTAAAAGCTTTTGGTATTGATATAAGAGTTTCTTAATGGGAGTTTTTATTAAATTGTAAAGTGGGAGTCCCATATAAGAAATTATCCTTTTTTCTCCCACTTTACTTACAATAAAATTTATAATATAATATTGATATGATAACATACGATAATGCTTCTAAAGCTCAAAGAAAATGGGTTGATGCAGTAATTACAATTTTCCCAAATCTTGAGAAAACTGGAGTAATTTCAGCAGCAGAATGTTATTCGGCTCATATGAATTTATTAAAAAATCGTAAAGCAGATTCAGATAAAATTGGATACCCAAATTGGTTGTTTAAAACTAATAAAATAAGTCCAGGAGTTTATTTTTTTCCTGCGAAAGGATTAAATCCTGATAATATAGTTAAAACTATTCCAGTGGGAGATTCTAATATAAGAGCAGAAGTATCAAAAACAGAAGAAGATAAGCAATTTTTTAAAGATGTATTAACTAATGTATAAATTTAACGAAGATAAACTATTAAAAGAATTTAAACAATATATTGACCAAACATATAAAGGTCATTATTCTAAAAAGAAATTTCAATCAACAGAGTTCATCGTTGATTGTGGTCATGGTCTAGGATTTACACTAGGCAATGTTTTAAAATATGCTCAAAGGTATGGGCATAAAGATGGACAAAATCGTAAAGATCTTTTAAAGATTTTACACTATGCTCTTCTTGCTTTATATATACACGATCAAGGAGAAAAACTTAATAATGAAAAGGAGTGAGAATGAAACTAAGTAAAGAAACAATTGCGATTATGAAAAACTTCGCAGGAATTAATGCCAATCTAATGTTAAAGAATGGTAATAAAATATCAACAATATCGCCAGCAAAAAGTGTAATGGCTGTAGCACAAATTTCAGAGAATTTGCCAATCAATGGTTCTGGAAATTTTGGCATATACGAATTAAACGATTTTTTATCAGCTTATACATTAATGGAAGATGCAGATTTAACATTTGGTGATAATTTTTGTATGATTTCTAAAGGTCATCAAAAAATTAAATTCTATTCAGCAGCAAGTGAAATGCTACTTGTTCCATCAAAAGAAAGTTTGCCTGTTTCTAATGATGTATCTTTTAATTTAAAAGCAGCAGATTTAGATATGATTTCAAAGTCAGCAGCAATTTTAAAAGTAAGCGATATATCAATCGTATCAAAAGATGGTAAAGTAAGTGTTGAAGTTGCTGATAAAAAAGCACAACAAGCTGCAAAATCAGGACAATCAACAGCTAATGCTTTTAATCTAGATATTGGTACGTCAGATAAAGAGTTTAAAGTAAATATGAAAGTTGAAAATTTACAAAAAATTGTACTTACAGATTATGTAGTGACAGTTGATAGCAAAAAACTATCTAAGTTTTCAGCAACTAAAGGTTCGCTAGTATATTACATCGCAATCGAATCTGATTCTGTAATCGGCAAATAATTTAATGGGAGGAATACTCCCATTATACATCTATATTATATTATGATAAACACATCTGAAAATCAATTTGTTTGGGTTGAGAAGTATCGTCCTCGTACAATCAACGAATGTATCTTACCTAAAAATTTTAAACTTACATTAAAGTCTTTCATTAAAGGAGGACAGATACCACATTTTCTATTTTATGGTACAGCAGGAGTTGGTAAGACTACTGTCGCTCGTGCATTATGTGATGAAATTGGTGCTGAGTATATAATCATAAATGGTTCAGAAGAGGGTCGTATGATTGACACTCTAAGAGTAAAGATTAAAGGATTCGCTTCAACTGTATCTTTGACTGCAGCAAAAAAAGTTATTATCCTAGATGAAGCTGATTATATGACTCCGAATATAATGCAACCAGCTTTAAGAGCATTTATAGAAGAGTTCTCTTCTAATTGTAGATTTATACTTACTTGTAATTTTAAGAATAAAATTATTGATCCGATTAAATCAAGATGTTCTGTAGTTGACTTTAAAATACCAACTGATGAAAGAGCAATTATTGCTGCTGATTTTTTCAATAGAGTTATTGAGATTCTTGATAAAGAAAATATAAAATACGATAAGAAAGTAGTCGCTACTCTTATACAAAAGTTTTTTCCTGATTTTAGAAAAACATTAAACGAACTACAAAGATATTCTGTAGGTGGTACTATCGATACAGGAGTTCTTGTAGGTGTATCAGACGAGTCTTATACAAAACTATTTAAATATTTAAAGAATAAAGAGTGGGATAAAATGCGTGAATGGGTTGATCTTAATTCAGATATTGATACTACAAATTTATTCTCAGAGATATTTGAAAAGTGCCAACCAGCAATTGAAAAGAATTCAATACCAGAGTTGGTTTTAATACTAGCAGATTATCAATACAAGTCAGCTTTCGTAGCAGATGCGAATATTAATAAGATTGCTGCAATGACAGAGATAATGAAAAAATGTCAGTGGAAGTAAAAAAGTATAAAACGAATCCATTTAAGTTCGTCACAGCTATCAATTACAGTAAAGAAAACCTACACGAAACAGAGACTTTCGAAGAAGATTATTTGCCTTATATTATTAATAGATCTCTCTCTATGTTCCCAGATACAGTCCAAATAGCTAATGAAATCAACATTTTGCACTATGTTCCAAAGAAATGGCAATTTCTATTTTACCTAAATATAGTCGCTAAGAAGAAAAGATATTCGAATAAAAAGTGGGCAAAAAAATCTAAAGATTCTAATGAACCCTTTATTATGGAATATTATAACGTTTCTGCTCAAAAAGCAAAAGAGATATTATCCCTTTTAAAACCAGAGCAGATTGAAATTATCAAATCAAAATTTTATAAAGGTGGCACGCAATGAGTGAAATTGAAAATAAACAAGAGTCATTAGAGACTGTAAAAGAAGATTCAAATAAGTCTGTTCCATATGCATGGAGTCCAGACAAAATGTTAGAAGTTTTTCTGATCGAACCAGATAACTTTTTAAAAATTAGAGAAACATTAACACGTATCGGTATCGCAAGTCGTACTGATAAAAAACTATATCAATCTTGTCATATATTACATAAACAAGGAAGATATTTTATCGTTCATTTTAAAGAATTATTTTCTTTAGATGGAAAAGAATCTAATATTACTACAAACGATATTGAAAGAAGAAATACAATAGCTGTATTACTGGCTGATTGGGGATTATTAAAAATTAAAGATCTTGCTCAAATTTCATCCAAAGCTTCTTTAAGTCAAATCAAAGTTTTAGCACATAAAGACAAAGCAGGTTGGGAACTTGTGGCTAAATATAACATTGGAAAAAGAGCGAAATAATATGAAAAAAATAATAACATGTATAGCAATTTTATTGTCTATATTTTCTATAAACTTTATCACTAACACAGCGAGTGCAGCTGACAACAATGGTCATGGATTTGTCTATCATCGTTCAGACTGTTCTCCAGGATGGGTAAGATTGTATGGGGATGGTGGTCGTATGCGTGGCACTGAGTGTGGGCAATGGCTGAGTGAGTTTGCAATGGAAGTGATACACACAACAGATTACAATTTTAATGTGGATCAACTGACGTGTTTGGGCACACAATTCAGTTTTCAAAATTATTGGGCGAATTATCATATCTCAGATGATGAACTTAGAAATTGCAATCTAGAAGTATTGATCAATCCAGAATTTAAAAAACTTTTTAATAAAAAAGTGCGTTTTAATAGACTAAGCGATTAATATGTTTTATATTTGGCATACTTTATTAATAGTTGCTTTTATAGTTATGGCATTCTTTATGGGTCTTATTTTAGGTAAGAAAATAGACTCAAAGACACGAAATTTAAGCTTATTGAATAAAAAAAAAGATAATAAATTCAATAACTTGAATAAATAATATTGTATAGGTACTAGTAATTTTAAAAATAATACCTATATAATAGTGTATATTCGATCGTTGTATCGAATATAACACACCTGATTGTTCCAATAGTGGAAAGTCAGTAGTAAATAATAACCTTGCTTTCATAGGAGGATATAATGATAGCACACATAAACCAAGCGATTGACACTCTGTCAAACGCACAAAAGTCTGTTGTTGAAACATTCATCAAAGACTCAAAAGTAGCAGAACCAGTAAATTCAATTATTGATGCTACTCAAACTTTTAGCAAAACATTAGCAAAATCATTCGTAAGCTTAGGCGAAACATTTGTTGCGAACGTTAGCAAAGGAGGAAAGTAATGACTAGACTTCCTACTTTTTTTAATGACGCATTCAAAGACTTCGATAAGTTTTTCGTAGGATTCGATGATCAATTAGCACGATTCCACGATATACACGAGTCATTTGGAAAAATGATACCAAACTATCCACCATACAACTTAAAAAAAGTTGATGATAACAAATATGTTATTGAAGTGGCTGTTGCTGGGTTTGCAAAATCAGATATTGAAATCACATTAGAAGATGACAAATTAATCATCAAAGGTGAATCAAAATCTGACGAAACAAAATCAGATTCAAAAGATATTGAACTATACAAAGGTATAGCAAATCGTGCATTCGAAAGATCGTTTGCATTATCTGATAACATCGAAGTAAAAGATGCTCAGTATCTAAATGGTATGTTAAAAGTTGTTCTAGAAAGAATAATCCCAGAACACAAAAAACCAAAAAAAATAGCAGTAAAATAATAATACTGTTTTAAGAGGATTGGTAGAGTTTAATTATTCTACCAATCCAAACTTATTAAGAGATAAAATAAAATGATTCCTTATAACGTTTGTGAAAACAAATGGGTAAGTAATACTAAAAAAATTGTTAAAAATAATTGGGATAAACTTCCAATCATTTGTCAAATAACAGTCTATATGATGGTTATTTCAATTTTTGTTTTAGGTATGCTTACAGCATTTAAAAGTTTTCTATAAAAATGAGCAATCTCTCAAGAGATTGTATTTTTCGTCTTGAATCTTTGGGCATTCCTTGTTGTTTGCTTAAAGGTTGCAAGTGCGAAGAATCTTTCAATCTTGAAAAAGAAACAAAAACCCCAGATAAATCTATTCCAAAAACACCATCAGAATTACTCCAGGATGAATTAGAGCCGATTCTTTAAACCTTTACACACAAGTATTTTTATAGTATAATATAGTCTATGAATCAAAATAATCCACAAGTTAAAATAATCGTATTGTTAAATGGTCAACATATGATTGGTAAAGTAATTAGAGAAGATGAAAAAGAACTTATTGTTGAAGCACCTGCTGTTATATTAACAGGTGAAGATAATAAAGAACCAAAAAGAATGTCATTAGCATTCGCACCATTTCTACCCTTTTCATCTGATAAAACATTTACTTTTAGATCAGATATGATATTAACAACATCAATTCCAGCAGAAGCATTAACTAACGAATATAATCGTATGTTTGGTTCTGGTTTGGATATTATAACAAAACCATCTTTAATAGTATAATTAAAGGTTTTACTTCCAAGAAATTTTATAGTATAATATAGGGAGTAAAGTAAAAAATAAACAATATAGTATAACAAGGAGTAAATATATAATGACTATACTAAGAAAAATATTTGGTTCAAGAACTTCTACAAGAAGAACTATGAAACAAGTATCAAAAAAAGAACAAGTGCTTAACCTTTTATCAAAAGGTAAAAACGTTGCATGGCAGACAATTAGAGACAGATTTGATCTAGAGTCTCCAAGAGCGATGATTGATACATTAAGAGCAGAGGGTCATATGATTTATGGCAATAAAATTGCTGGTAAAACATATTACAGACTTGGCAATCCAACAAGAGCAATTATTGCTGCTGGGATTGAAGCTTTATATGGTACAAAATTCAAATATTCTAATTGGAAAAATCCAGTAAGAAAATCTGAATTATCACCAATTAACTAATTAAAGAATTTACTGAGAGGGCTAAATCCTCGCCAGTAAATAGTGGTGTGCCTTTATCTTCTTCTTCTTAGAGCGAAGAAATTTGTTATGTGCCTTCAAATGTGGCACACCACTCATTAATAAAAAGGTTGCGATATATTCGCGAGAAAGACTAAATGAATTCTAAAATAGGTACAAATTTTTACACTAACGTTTCCACTACAGCCAACGATGTGCTCGTTCGAGCAATCACTGACGTTGGTACTCGAATCCAAGAAAGAATCCCATTTAAACCACACTGTTATATTACCAAAGGAACTGGTAATACACCCTATAAAACACTAGACGGAAAACCTTGTTATAGAGTTAATTTTGACTCTATGAAACATGCGAGAACATTCTTTGATGAATTTAAAACGATTTCTAATTTTGACGTGCATGGAATGCTTTCATTCACTCATCAATATATTAATCAAGCATATCCTGAAGCAAGTTTAGATTTTGATTATTACAAAATAAGAATCTACTCTTTAGATATAGAAACAACAACTGAGAATGGTTTTCCAGATGTAAATAATCCAACCGAATCTATTATACTTCTTTCAGTACAAGACATTCATACTAAAAAAATCATTACATGGGGATTAAAAAAATATACAGGAGAACGTACAGATGTTGAATATCGTGCTTTCCCTGATGAGAATGCTATGCTTGATGACTTCATTAAGTGGTGGCATAAAAATTGTCCAGATATTATTACTGGTTGGAATGTAGGTGCATTTGACACAGTTTATCTTTATAAAAGAATTCAATTATTACTAGGTGATTACACTGCTAAAAAACTAAGTCCATGGTCTTTTATTTCATCTAAAACAGTTTCAGTAAGAAATAAACAAACAACATATATTGATTTTGAAGGAACATCTCTTTTAGATTATATGAGTTTGTATAAAAAATATACTTACACAAACAAAGAATCTTATAAACTTATTGATATAGCACAAGATGAATTAGGTGTGACTAAATTAGATCATAGTGAATATGCTTCATTTAAAGAATTTTACACAAAAAACTGGAATAAGTTTGTTGATTATAACATAAGAGATACTGAATTAATTACTCAACTAGAAGATAAAATGCGTCTTTTAGAATTAATTGTCACTTTTGCATATAAAGCGAAAGTTAATTTTACTGATGTTTATTCTCAAGTAAGAACTTGGGATATGATTATTCATAATCATCTTATACAAAAAAATATTATTATCCCACCTAAAAAGCCAGTGGGGAAAAGTCAACAGTTTGAAGGAGCATATGTAAAAGACCCAATCTTAGGAATGCATAAATGGGTTGTTGGGTTTGACTTAACTTCACTTTACCCACATTTAATTATGCACTATAATATCTCGCCAGAAACAATTCAAAATAAAACTTACAAATCAGGAGTAGATCATTATCTAAACAATCCAGCTGAGTTTCAAGATGATGAAACTGTAGCAGCAAATGGTTCAGTTTATACAAATAAAATTGAGGGGATGCTTCCTAATATTATGAACACTTTTTATGCTGAGAGAGATGTTGCTAAAAAGAAAATGATAGAAGCTGAAAAACAATTTCAAACAACTAAAGACCCTAAGCTTAAAAAAGTTATATCAAAATATAATAATGAACAAATGGCTTACAAGATCGCTTTAAATAGTGCTTATGGTGCGATAGGTAATGAACATTTTAGATATTTCGATATACGTATGGCTGAAGCAATCACACTTGGTGGACAACTTGCTATAAAATGGATTCATAATAAGATGAATGATTATATGAACAAAATTTTAAAAACTGAAAATAAAGATTATATTATTGCTGTTGATACAGATTCAATTTATGTAAATTTTGAAAAAATAGTAGAGAAAGCATTTTTAGATGCACCTGATAGATCAAAAATTGTAGCATTTATAGATAAAATTTGTAAAGATAAAATTATACCATATATTAATACTTGTTATGATGAATTGGCAAAACGTCATAATGCTAAGAATAAAATGATAATGAAACGAGAGAGTATTTCTGATAGAGCAATATGGACTGCTAAGAAAAGATATATTCTTTCAGTATTAGATCAAGAGGGTATTTCTTATAGTACACCTAAATTTAAAATAATGGGTTTAGAAATTGTTAAATCAAGTACACCTATGATTGTAAGGAAAAAACTTAAAGATGCTCTTCCTATTATATTATATGGCAATCAATATGAATTATTTAATTTTATTAACAACTATAAAAAAGAATTTTATAATTTAACACCAGAACAGATTGCATTCCCTAGATCATGTCAAGGAATAAATGAGTATGCAGATCCTGTTAAAATTTATAAACTGTCAACACCAATGCACACTCGTGGTGCTTTAATGCATAATCATTTTGTAAATAAAATGAAACTAACAAAGAAAATAGAACTTATAAGAGAAAGCGATAAAATCAAATTCATTCATCTTAAAACACCAAACCCTTTACAATCTACAAATGTGATTGCTTTTTTAGATACATTACCAACTGAGTTTAAAGTACATCAATATATCGACTATGATACAATGTTTCAAAAAGTATTTTTAGATGCTTTAAAGTTAATTATTACACCATTGGGGTGGAAAACTGAAGAAACGAGTAGTTTAGAGGATTTCTTTTAAATAAGCTATTGATTTTATTAACTTTTTTCTTTGAAAAAAACTTTACTTTTAAGAAAAAATATGGTATAATATAGGTTGTATGAGTAATAAAAATATATTAAAAACTGAAGATATATTAACTGCTATTGATGTTTGTTCAAATATATTAATAGATACATTAAAAGACGTTGAATATCTTGAAGTTAAAAAAGCAGAGGGTGATCTTACTGATAGTGAATATCAAGACTTACATTATGCTCGTGGATATTCTGATGCTATTCGTACAACAATAAAATATCTAGAAACAATAAAATAAACTATGAAATATATTGACACAGATCTACCAATAAAAAAAACTACCTTTAAACCAAATTACAAAAGTCAAAAAACAAAATTCAATAATGGAAATGAAGCATATATTCTTAGTGTAGTCAATTCTGTTGAAGCTGTTAATAAATTATATGGTGAATTTACCTTAGTGACTGGTAGATATTCTGTATATGATACTGTATCTAAGACACACATAGCTGAATTAAAAACTAGAACCTTTGGTTTATACGATGAACATAATGAAAAGAAACTACATCCATTTATATTAAGAGGGTTGATGATTGAAAAGAAAAAATATGACAATCTAATGAGGGTTTCAAAACAATTTAATAAACCAGCTTTGTATATTAATCATTTACAAGGCGATCATTTAATTATTTTTAATTTAAATGAAATTGATCCTACAAAATTAAAATTAACTAATATGAAAGTGAAAGATAAAATAACTCAACAAATTATAATGAAACCGAGTTATCTACTCAACTATACACTTGGATCGTTTTATATTAATCAATTAGAAACACAATATGTTTAAATTTATATTTAAAGTTTTATTAGTATTTTGTGTTGTATTCACAATCCATAGTTTGGCTCGTAAGAATCCAACCTATGATGCAGTAGTTTTGAATTTAATTCCAAACAGCTGTGATCGTGAATGTAAGAAAAAACTATTTGAAGCAGAGATGGAAGAATCTATGCAACAAATGGCTCGTAGTATTATGAGCGAATTACTACATCAAACAAAACAATTAACTAAGGAGAAACAATAATGAACACCAAAAATTTTGGAAGACATTTAGAAAATCCCAAAGTAAATGAAGAATCGTTTGAGAATAGAGAAAAAATGAGCACTCATAGAGAATGGGATTGGCAACCAAAAATTAAAATATCAAAATATACTAATCATAAAACTGATTTAATCGGTGCGATTATATTTGCAATTATATTAGTATTACTTTTAACTTTTATGCCAAAATCTTCATATTCTTCTGAAAAACCAATTAAAGATGAAATTACAGAGTGGTACGAAAACACAACAATTTCTATTGCGAATGAAATAATTTCTTTAGGAAACTTTGTAGTTAATGTTCCTGATAAAATAGGAACTGGATTATCTAATTTCTGGCAAGAAACAAAAACATATCAAATTGAAAGCTGGTCTAAAACAAGAGAAGAAAACCCACAAATATTTGATACTGTAAATAAAATTAAAGAATATTTTATTCCAACTGTAGAAACTAAAAAAGAATAAATGTATATGTTGTATAATAAAATATTTACGCATAAACTAGTTGAAGATTTAGATGACGTAAGAGACTATGTTGAAAATGGTATGGCGATTGCTGCAATCACAAGAATTAATTTAATTAAAAAAGATATATTAAAAGCATCAGATGCTATTCAACAACAAACTAAAATTAGAGGTAAGGTGACTGCAATTAGAAGAAAAGGAAACCATTGCTAATGAAAAAATTTATTTTTTTAACTTTATTTTATTTTGTGCTTAGTCTTTTCCTTGCGAAAGTAGTGAACGCACAAGCGATAGTAAGATCTTTCAATTCAGATGCATTTGTCACAGCTTATATTAATGGCAATGCGTATGGGTACGATGCTGATAGAATTAATCGACAATCTGGTCCGAGAAATTCCTGCATTTATGAAAGTCAAGAGAGAACCAAAGATGGTGTAGTTATTGGCAGAGATGAAATAAAGCGATGCCACGAAGAAGTAAAAACTGGTGAAAGTGATTCTTCTTTTATAAAAGATTTGATTACATCACCTCTTGGTGAAACATTGATAGTACTAACATCTTCTCTTTTATTACAAAGAGTTGCTGCTGGTGCATCTACTAGATAGAAAGGAGGAAACGATATGAAAAAAATATTATTAGTTGGTTCGTTAATGTTCTTAGGAGCATGTGCTGGTAATTTGTCTAAATTAGATGGCAAAGCATCAGTTGACGGAAACGAAGATTTAATTAAAGTTGCAGCATTAGTATGTAATGAATTTAAATCTACTGATACAGTATTATATGGCTGTGGTTCTGGTATATCTTCTGATATGGAGTTATCAAAATCAAAAGCAATATTAAATGCTAAAATTTCAGTTGCTGACGTGTTATCAAACAGCTTAACAAAGCAAGAAACAATGGCAACGACTGAAAGTACAAAAGACGGAGTAAATCGTCAGTATCAGTCAACCGAGAAAAACCAAACATTTGAACAATCTTTGACAAAATATAAAGTTGTTTATGATAAACAATTTTTAGATCAAGGAAGATTCAGATCTTTTATAGTGATTGAGTATAAAGTAAAATCTCTATAATCCCATCTTTACTTGCAATTAAAAATGGGGTATAATATATCTATACCCCATAAAAATATTATGAAAACCTTAAAAGAATTAAAAATAGAATTAAAAGAACTTCAAAAAGAACACGAGTTTGAATCAACCAATTTTCTAAAAAACAATTATAATCTTAAAAAAATAGAAGAAGATATAGTTGAATTACAAGACACAATCAATAAAAGGGAGAAATATACAAATGCCTGATTTTTTAAAAGACGTAATAAAAGATATTAATAACGAATATGCTGGTACAGCTGATGGTGATTTAGTAGGAGATTCTACATCATTTGTAGATACTGGATCTTATATATTCAATGCTTTATTATCTGGTAATATCTATGATGGATTGCCAGCAAACAAAATTACTGCATTAGCAGGAGAACCATCAAGTGGAAAAACATTCTTCACATTAGGAATTTGTAAAACATTTCAACAATTAGGAAAACAAGCAGGCATTATATACTTTGAAACAGAGGGTGCTATTACTAAAGACATGCTTGCTGAAAGAGGAATAGATCCTAAAAGATTTGTATTAATACCTGTATCGACTGTACAAGAATTTAGAAATCAAGCTACAAAAATTTGTGACAATGTTGACAAAGTTCCATTAGAAGCAAGACATCCTATTTTGATTGTATTAGATTCTCTTGGCAATCTTTCAACTGAAAAAGAAGTGAAAGATATTATTGAAGGAAATGATACTCGTGATATGACAAGAGCACAATTAATTCGTGGTGCTTTTAGAGTACTTGCTTTAAGATTATCTAAATTACAAATTCCTATGATTGTGACAAATCACACATATGATGTAATTGGTGCTTATGTACCAACAAAAGAAATGGGTGGTGGATCTGGCTTAAAATATGCTGCATCAACAATCGTATATTTAAGTAAATCAAAAGACAAAGACTCTGATAAAAATATAATTGGTAATATCATAAAAGCTACATTACAAAAATCTAGATTTACAAGAGAATTTTTGAAAGCTGAAATAAAACTTTCATATGAAACAGGTCTTGATAGATATTATGGATTAATTGACGTTGCAGTTGATGCTGGTATATGGAAAGATGAGGGTGGCAGAATTGATGTTGGTGGAACTAAAGTATTTGGTAAAGCCATTAAAGAAAACCCTGAGAAATATTTTACAAAAGAAGTATTAGATAAAATAAATGAATATACTCAAAAAGCATTTAGATATGGTTCTACTATCGAACTATCAGATAAGGTGAGTGAAATACAACCAGAAGACAAAAAAGATGGTGGACGAAAAACAAAATCAAAATCCGAATAAATCGGAAATTCCAGCTACAAGGGAAAATTTATTCCCTTTTATTGATCCCAATTCATATGAATCTAAAGAAGCATATGAAGCAGCAAGGGATGAATATCTTAAATCTAAACCAGTAAGAGTACCACCATATGAAACTTTAGAAACTAAAGGTAAATATGGTTCAAATCATATTAAATTCCAAAATGGAATACTTGAAAATGTAGTTGTTTCATTTGGCAAAGTATCATTTGAAAATCAAACAGATGGTAATATTAAATTATTCTACGAATATGATGCTAATGTAGAAAAATCATTACACCAATTTAATGTAGATATACCAGAAAGCAAACAATTACTTGAGAGACACTTAGGTGATTTTCTTATGGCTTGTATAGAAGAACAAGTAAGAAATAAAACCATTTTATTCAAAGGTGGTAAAGAAGAAATGGAAGCATATACAAAAACTAAAACTGATGAGAATAGAAACAACAATACTTAAAAATTTACTTCACGATGAAGATTATGCTCGTAAAGTTGTACCACATTTACGTGAAGAATATTTTCAAGATAAAATTGAAAGAGCAATTGCTAGTCAAATACTAAAGTTTTTTACTAAATTTAATAAACCAGCTACAGTTGAAGTTATTGATATTGAACTTGGTAATGATAAAACTTTATTTGAAACTGACTATCAACAAGCACAAGCTTATACTAAAGAATTAAAGAATAAAGAAGACATAAATTCTAAATGGTTAGTTGATGCTACTGAGAAATTTTGTAAAGATAAAGCTGTCTATAATTCTATTATGGATAGTATTAAAATTATAGATGGTCGTGATAAAGTAAGAAAACAAGATAGTATTCCTTCTTTATTATCTGATGCACTTGCAGTTTCTTTCGATAAATCAGTCGGTCATGATTATCTCGAAAATGCTGATGATCGTTTTGATTTTTATAAACGCACAGAAGAAAAAATACCATTTGATATAGACTTATTTAATACAATTACACGTGGTGGTGTAAGCAATAAAACTTTAAATGTTGCCTTAGCAGGAACAGGAGTTGGTAAATCTTTATTCTTATGTCATTTTGCGTCAGCAAATTTAATGAACAATCTTAATGTACTCTATATAACTTTAGAGATGTCTGAAGAAAAAATTGCTGAACGTATTGATGCGAACTTATTAAATGTCACTATGGATGAGTTAAAAATCCTAGAGAAAATAGATTTTACTTTACGTGTTGATAGAGTGAAAGAAAAAACTAAAGGAAAACTTGTTATAAAAGAATTTCCTACAGCAACAGCCCACGTTGGTCATTTTAGAGCATTACTTGATGAACTAAAAATGAAAAAAGACTTTAAACCAGATATCATTTACATAGATTATTTAAATTTATGTGTTTCTGCTAGATTAAAATATGGTGGAAATAATAATTCTTATACAATTATTAAAAGTATAGCAGAAGAATTAAGAGGACTAGCAGTACAATATGATTTACCTATAATGACTGCTACTCAAACAACAAGACAAGGATATACTTCTTCTGATTTAGGATTAGAAGATACTTCTGAGTCATTTGGTCTTCCAGCAACAGCTGACTTTATGTTTGCGATTATTGCTACTGAAGATATGATTAAAGAAGGAATAGCAAGTGTGAAACAATTAAAGAATCGTTATAACGATCCTAATTACTATAAAAGATTTGTCGTTGGTGTTGAAAGAAATAAGATGAAAGTCTATAATCTTGAAACAGAACATATGAAAAGACATATGGCACTAGCTGACGCAGGAGATTCTACACCTGTATTTGATAAAGGAAGTATAGGTGAAAGAATAAAGGCAGAAACAACATCATCGTTTAAATTCGATGAATAACATAAAGGAAAAAAGATGACAACAAAAGTGATAACCGCAGCAACTAAGATTGATTGTGAACATTTGCTTGCGACTTTTGTAGATCATTCACACTATGACACTTTGGTGGAATATGATTGTGATTTCTATGCTCCATCTGTTGATGGGATAAACAGCGAGAAAAACATTCTGTTTAAATTTAGAAAAAATTGGTTTACGAAAGAGCAACAAGACTTAGCATATAAAGGTCTTAGAGAAGCAGCAGTCGAAACACAAAATCGTGGCATAGCAGCAGGACCAAAAGGTTCAAAACTTGGTGGTCGTGACTGGGTGACGGAATATCAAGAAGAAATGCTTGAAGCATTATCTAAGTATGAAACTACACTTGATGGTTCTAATCCTATAACAACAATCACAGAAAAATATAAAAACAAAGATAAAACAGCAGCAGGATCTAGAGGATCTGTATGGCTTAAGAATAAAGTCACTGATGAAGGATTTATCTTTGAAGAGTGGTTAAATGAAATAAAATCATTACCTCGTGATGAGATAGTTAAAGAAGCAATACGAGTGAAAACTAAATTGACTTCAACAACTTCATACGCACAAGCAGTGTGGTCTGGTATTGCTGGATATTTTGATAGATATCCTCGTATTCCTTATGGAAGAGCAACATCTTTCACTGAAAAGAATCCTGAGAAATTTGCTATGGGATTCCCATTCTTACAAAAACTTTCAGATGGTTTTAAACAATTACTGCCTGAACGTTATGCGAAACAAAAAGAAGCATGTGATAAAATGGATCCAAAGTTTATTATTCCAGGAACTGTATTTACTACAGCGACTGTAAATAAAACTTTTAGAACAGCAGCACATAGAGATGCTGGTGATTTAAATGAAGGATTCAGTAATCTTACAGTAGTATCAAACAATGGTAAGTACAAAGGAGGTTATCTAGTACTGCCAGAATACAGAGTTGCTGTAAATATACGTCCAGGAGATTTATTATTAATTAATAATCACGAGGGTATTCATGGAAATACTGAAATGATTGTTGAAGATCCTGAAGCAGAACGTATTTCTTTCGTATGTTATTTCAGAGAAAAGATGCTAGAACTTGGCTCTTGGAATTATGAATTAACAAGAAAAAATTACGTCGAGGACAGACGTAGAAATAAAAACCACCCATTACAAAGAGAACTTTGGAATGGAGTTTCAGAAAATATGTGGAAAGATCAAGAATGGTATGATTATCTAACATCTAAATTAGGTAAAGAAACATTATACAAATACCATCCTGAAGCAAATAAATCTTCACTTGAAGCATTTTTTTAACCATGTCTCTCCATGAATTTTTAGGAGAGGAACGAGCACTAGATTGGTATTATACTGCTAATTCTTCAAACAAGGGATTAAAACTTGGTTATCGGAGAGTATCTGGTAAAATAGGATTAACAAATAAAGAATCTGGTGTTCGTGGTGCATGGGTAGAGAAAAGAATTGCACTCTTTAAGAACTTATTTGCATCTGGTTATTCAATAATTCCTTTTTCAACACCAACAGAAGCAACAGCAGCAGATGGATTTACATCTGTCGATGAATACACAAATTGTGATATTCTTTTATTAGAATTTGGTGGAACAAATCTACAATTTTATAAAAAAGATTGGGATAAAACAGTTGAACTAATTAAATCACATTCTGGAAAAATAATATTCATTAATGACGATCCTGACTTACCATTTCTTTGGGAATTACTACCAAATGAAAAATGGGATAGATGGATAGTTGCAGCAAATGCGACTAATTCTGCAGAAGTATCAACAATTCTTAAATGCCCAATGGGTGTAAGAGTTGTAGATTTACCAATGGCAAATGGAATGACGTTTGAATCTTTCTCAAATGGTAATATAGATAAAACTGTCTACATTGGAAGACCGAATGGAAGAACAAAATATTTTAAAGAATTTTTAAAGTCACCAAATCTTGAGATATCAGGAAAACCAAAAGAGTGGACTGATTTTGATGTAAATGTTATTGAAAATCCACAACAAAAAGATCGAAGAAAATTTTATAGAAATTATAAAGGTTGTTTAACTGTTTATGACAGTAAACATAAAATATCTGGATGGAGAACTGGTCGTGCTTTCCATGCACTTTATGCTGGTATTCCAGTTTGCGCACCATCAGGAAATAATGGTTTAAACTGGACATATCCTGTAGAGACTGCAGAAGATTTAACTAAATTTACATCTTTATCAGATGAAAAACGTAAATTAATTTGGGAAAAACAAAAATCAATTATCCAAAATGAAACAAATATAGATTTAATTTTATTATGATAGTATCTTATGATATGGATGGTGTTCTTGCACTTAACCCACCACCAAATACAAAAAAATGGGGGCATATGAATGGGGTTGAAAGAAGAGCAAGAAAAGAATTTCTATATGATTGGTATAATTCTGCTGAACCATTATATAAACCGACTGAAGATAAATTTCATGTAATTTCAGCAAGGAAAAAAGACCAACGTACATGGGAAATAACGATGAATTGGTTAAATAAATACTTTCCTGGAAGAGTAATTTCATTATCTTTATTAAATGTGCCAAGAACTGTAAATAATGTAGTAAAGTTTAAGAATGATGCAATCAATTCAATTGGTGCAGTTGAACATACTGAAGATAATAAAAAAGTATTAAGAGGTATTTCAAAAATTAATAAAAATATTAAGTTATATTTTTGGGAAAAGGATATGGTAAATAAGGAAGTATTTAATGGCTAAAAATTATTTTCATTTAAAACTTCCTTTCAAAGACCCTTTAAACGAAGATGGCATGAAGTGGTTTTTTGATTTACCACCTTGTTTTATACAAGTACCAAAAAAATATTTTAATGAAGAAGCTGTTAAATTTTTTGAATCTAAAAAATTATTATATTGGGATGCTGAAGTTTTTTCATTTCCTGCAAACTATACAATGGAAATACACGTTGATGCTGTTGAGTTTACAGAAAAATGTAAATTAAATTGGGCTTATAGTAAGGGAGAACATCATAATCTTTGGTTTAAACCAAAACCATCTTGGATACCAAGAGCAACTGACGGAGAACAAGATGATGGACGTTATGATGATTATAGCTACACTTTCGAAGAAAATGAAGTTGAAGAAGTGGAAAGAACTACTGTAAGAACACCAACTTGTATAGTTAGTGGTCAGCCACATAGTGTACGAACATATAGTGAACCAAGAAAAGCAATTTCTGTCACTTTATATCCACACGGAACTAATCCACCAGCTTTACCAAAAGATTGGGGAATACCAATATCAAATATGAGAGAGGTTTTAAATGATTACATCATTGATTAGAGCAATCCTTTGGGGATTTGTTAATATTTTATTCTGGATAGTTATAGCGATACTATTTTCTCTTATGATATGTACAATATTCATAGGGTATGCACTTGAAAGAATAGGAACTTTTATAGACTGGGTATTTGAAAATGACGAAAAGAAATCCAGTAGCTAAATCTTTAAGAACACCAAAGTTTAAACAAAAAATTGTAAAGAATAAAAAACAGTATAGCAGAAAAAATAAAACAATAGAAGAAATTAATCATCACTTTGAAATATATGAATAAACAATATAATGAATATGATTCGTTCGATTCTAATTGGTCAGCTGAAATAGAATCAATAAATCCATCAGGACAAAGTCAAGGAAATGAAGAAATTGACAAGTACAAAACATCATCATTTTGGGAAGTTATTAAGGATATATTTAAATGGTAAAAGATCGTTTAAACAAAGCTTGGGAGTTTGAAATAATCTTTAACGATAGTAAAAATAAAATAAAATCTTGGTTTTATTCTGATACTGAAGAAGATGCGAGAAATAGAATTGAAAATTATATGAATGCCAAAATTATTTCTTTAAAAGAAATACCAAAGCCAGAAATATATTATGCTGATAATA